ATCAAAAGCTGCAATATCAAGAGGTAATTGTGATAAATCAGCGATTAAATCTTTAGGTTGGACAATCGCCATAATCATAATAGCTAAATTACCATCAGTCGCATAGCTTTTAGCAACACTTTTCTTTTTGGTCCATGGTCTAGGACCAGGCTCATTTAACATATCAGGAACAATATCACCTATATTTAATGCGTTTATTATGCTTATTGCTTTATTGTCAAATCTTTTTCTTATCAAACTCATACCTCTATAAAGTTTAAGAGGTTTTGAAATAGTATTCTTTTTTAACCAATCTAAAATATCTTTAGGTGGCTTTTTGGTAGCTCCACGTCCAGACCCAGACGCAGTGAATCTTTGAATATATTTGACAGTATCGTCAACGGTTTTACCCTCATAAAGAGGCTTTAATTTAACACCAGTAACCTTTTTAAGAAGCGTCCAAACCTTATTCCATTGTTTTTTATAAATTAATTTATTCATTAAAACTTTATCAGTTTGACTGGCAATCTGACCAAATTTCATCATCTCTACTGCACCCAAATTACCAGGATATGATGCTTCAACTTTAATAACAGTTTTTAATTTCATCTATATTTCACCATTTGTATTGACGATTAGTGTAAACTCGGTGTTTCCAATATTCAACATTCCTTTAATACTCTGTCATCTTTCACTTTTATATTCTTTTGTCCTTATTCAGTCGGTTAAAGGTAAATTATCATGCAGTTACTTTAAAAGTTTTAATCTTAACCCAGCGACCCTTATCTCTACTGATAGATCGATAATCATGTAATTCAAAATCGCCAGTAAGTTTCCTTAGTTTCTTTTCAAAACGAGGGCCAGACTTCCTCCATTTATCACCGATAATGGTATCTGCATAGCTGTGTAGACCAGCCCGATTGCCCAAACCACCCCAAATTGTTTTACCCTTATGGATAATCCTGTAACCCTCTTTAGCATTATTAATCAGTACCTTATAAACCTTTTCGGCTTCTGGACTAATTTCTCTTTCTTCTTTAGCCTCATTGATACCAAATCGTTCAGCCACTTCGTTCAATGTTCTGTTATCTTTCATATTCCTCTATCCTTTTTCAACCAATCAAGGGCGCTGGCAACATGCTTGCATACACTTTTATTCTTCTTAGGGTTGCGAACATTTGGCTGTTTGTCCTTAGTTTTAAAAAGAGTACTACTTTCTTTTTGAGTTAAAACCCAATCCCATTGATATCTAAAGTTAGGGCATGTACAATGGACCCATACCGGACTTCTTGATGATTGTTCTCCAAATACCCTAACACGTGTTTTATAATCTTTTTTGCCAGCTTTAAAAGAGAACTCTCTAAAAGGACCTTGTACCTTATCTTTGCCACGTCTTTCCTTAACATACTCCAGAGTAGTATCTTTAAGCATGGATTTGCTATTTTTACGAAGTTGATAGACCGTCATAGGGGATTCAAGAAGAAGTTGTGTTAAATTCATTTATCAAGTCCTATTCCTCGTCTATATACCTACCTGATTTAGTTTTAAGCATAGCTCTCCAAACATCAGGTAATCCCACGCAATCAAAATAAAAATATGCCTCACCTTTGTCCCAATTAACAGTCCTTTTAATTTTTACGGCACCTGACTTTTTCAAGTCAGATTCAATTGCTTTTAATTGTTTTTCGTCTTTTATATAATTGAAATTGAGACTTTCTCTTTTTAATGGGCTTGGTTTTGACTTATGAATCTTGATAACCTTGTCATTAGATTTAGTTTTCTTGAAGGCTTGTAAAAATTTATTTTCGTCTTTTGTCAAGAATTCAACGGTATATTTACGGTCCTTGGTTGATCTTATGCTGTAACCGCCTGAGCCAGCTATGTCATCTGCGGCTTGATTCCTGTAATAACCCATTTGGTCAGAGCTAACAAAAATATCAAATTCAATTTTCATCATCGCTGGTGTCTTCAAAGCCTCATTGACCCCAAATAACTCAGCGACTTCATTTAAACATCTATTGTCTTTCATTAACTCCCCTTAAAATGGAGATTAAATTAGCTTTTTACAATCTTAACGGTAAAAGAGTTACCTTCTTTATCTTTAATGGGAATTAATAAAGATTTCCCTTTTGTTTTATCTGGCCATACACTAAATTTATTTTTCTTCAATGTGGCTACAATAACATCAAGAAGCGTATCAATAGGTTCATAATCAGTTGCTTCATCAACTTCGCATTCATTCACCAAATTTGCTAAATCCATAATATTATCCTCTTTAAATATTGCGGGTAACTTTAAATTATCCCATTACTAGGTTTACATCATAAGCATCAAGCGGGTCCTTGACTGTCCCAGCTCCTGCCGCCGTGACATTCCCAAAAATCTTCTGGGGTTTCCCAGCCTTGTTAGTAAAGTTAATTTCTATGTACCAAATCTTATAAGTTGGTGGCGAATTCTTGTGATCGTATTCTGCCTTCTGGATATTCCAGTCCAATCCCAAATCATTAAATACATCCCAAATCTTATTAACACCATTCCAATATTGATCTTTGTAAATGCCTTTGGTAATTTTGGTTATCTTTTTATAAATCATATTCTTCAAAGGCTGTTTATTAATTGGGTCCATTTCTTTTCTAGCAGTACCCTCAGAAACCTTGGATTTTTTCACAGCATCAACTTTATAGGCATTAAAAGCAGAACCAATAATTTTGACTAACTTATTCATATCAGATGTCATAGCTTTAGTCTCTACAAAATTTGGTTTCTTAGCATTAAGATTTCTGATACCTCGTTGAATATCATTCTTATCCCACCAGAACTCTCCTTTTTGAGACGATTTCTCATCGTTCCAAATATTAAACTCCGTTGCTCCTTCACCCGGAGTAAGCATCATAGAAGAAGATTTCATTTCACCATCGTTATTCTGACTTACATAAGCTACAACGGAATACCCATTACCTTTCATATTCCAAGTTCCCTTGGATGGATTTTTTTTTACCTCAGATATTCCATTCTCTGATACAATTTTAAACGGTACCCAATAATAGCTTGTTTTTGGCCATGATTTAAAATCATCCCAAGGAGACCCATCAGGAACTACTTTAAAGCCAGAGCCTTTGAAATAATATTTATTTATATCATCAAACTCTTGTTTGAACCCATCAGAAATTTGTTTTTGTATTGATGTCTTATAGAAATAAGATCGACCCCATGATGTTTTACCACCTTTTTTCTTGATAGGGGTCTCAGCCTCTTTGTACTCTTTTTTCCAAAGTGCTAAGGCTTTTTTGGCTTTAGGGGCCAATTTACCAGCTTCTTCTTTTGCTTCTAATATGTTTTGTTCAACATGTAATTGGGCAAATGCGTAAGCCTCTTTAATATTATTAAATGACTTTTGATGTTTCCAACGTCCAAGATAATCTGAATTAGGTTTATCAGGGTTAAAAGCCCATACTTTAACATTAGCCTTACCATCTTCATAACAAGGTCTAACTTCCACAAATATACCATTTTTAGTAGTAAGCAATGCTCCACGTTCACTACCAAGACCTTCTTTAGTCAAAACACTATTCATAGTTTGTTTAAATGTTTTCTCAGTATATGGGACGCCTGTTGGACCTTCTACCAATATTTGTTTTAAATTCATTAATAATATTCCTATTTTAAGTCTATAATCATTTTCTCAAGTTTAGAAGGGCTCATGTTATTCCCTTTATTAACAACTTTTTTAATAGATTTAATAAATCTACTTTTCAAAGACGAACTCAGAATATAAGCAGGATTACTATAGCTTGCATCTAGATCTTCAAAGTCTTCATAACCAAGATCATCAGCGATAGCATCAAGCTCAAGAATTCCAGCATCTAATTTCTTACAGAGGGCTCCCCATCCGTAACCAGCATTGGTAGGAATTGAATTACCACGACGAAATCTTTGGTACATACCTTCGTCAACATTAGTATCCTCAGTATCTTCTTCCAATTTTTTAATTAATGAGTAAAATTGGCCTTTACTCATATTACTTGCACTACTGACAACTTGTTTTATTATTTTAATAAGTTTATTAGTTATAGCTAAAGACTCATTATATATATCAAACGGGCTTTTATAAGCTGCATATAAAGCTTCGAAATCTTTAAAACTACCAAAACTAATTGCAATATCATCCAATTCATTAATGCCAGCGTCAAGTTGTTTAGCTAATTTAGTCCAATCTCCCGCATTAGTAGGAATTGAATTACTACGACGAAATTTATCAAATTTACCTTCGTTAATATTAAATCGTTCAGCTATTTCATTTAATGTTCTAATATCTTTCATGAATTCTCCTTTTTAGCCCAAACATTTATTTTCTTTATTGCGTCATCTGCTGTCTTTACCTTTGTTTTCCTCATATTCTTTATATTATATGAGCTAGAAAACATTTCAAGTTTGCCATCATTAGATAAACTCAATTGAGCATATCTTGAATTATGAAATATATTATTACTCCAGTCTTTTTGTGGATCAAGTGATAGCCTTATCATTAGAGCAATATTTTTAGGGCCACCCAGAGTAGACTTGCCAACGTTAATAAAAGGGACTTTTATACCTTTTTCTATTTTATTTTCCCATTCATCAGCTGATTCAGCATCAAAAAGAGAATCCTCATTAACAGCACCAAATTGTTCAGCAACTTCGTTTAATGTTCTGATGTCTTTCATTCTGTGCCCTTAATTTTTTGAAATAAGCCATTTAGGTCGTTTGGCAATAATATTATATGTCACATCATCATCAAAAGACCCTGAATGGCCACTTGACCTAATATTCTTAACTTGAATTCCAAGTTTATTTATAATTTGTTTAATCTTTGGATGGAGACTATCCTGATTTGCGGGTTCATCGTACTCACTTCCATCCCTGTCATAAATTCTTTTATATTTAATCCCAGCTTTTTTCCCACTTATTACAATATGAATATCAATATCTTTACCCTTATCCTTAACGCTAAAACCAGTAGAGCCTATTGAATTTGTCCAACCACGAATGGCTGCTCCAGAAGTATTAGCAATTCTAGGCATATTTCCTTTTGCCAAAGCATCGCGAATACTTGTCATAAATTCTTTAGCTCCCATTTCCTTAATATCATCAGCTTCATTGATACCAAATTGTTCAGCAACTTCGTTTAATGTTCTAATGTCTTTCATATTATCTCCTTAAAGTGGTTCATGACCACTGCCTAAATCGCTATCTTCGCCTTTTTTATCACGACCTGTTCGACTTCCGGTATTAGGGCTATCACTTATATCAATGTATTTTCCAGGGTTTTTATCATCAGGGATTAAATAACCCTCTCCCTGAACACGTTTAAGAACGCACTTGTTATGTCCCTTAGTCCAAAGAGCTTCATCCCCAACAACACTATCGATTACTTCCCACATCTTGCCGTCAACAGTTCTGATTAAATCGCCTTCATCTATTTGTCCACCAACTTCTACAAACAAATAATTAAGATTAAAAATAATTTCAATTTCTTCTTGTTCCGCAATACCGAAACGAGATAATTGTTGTTCGACATCCGGTGCCTCATAATTACCAACAATCCTATCAAATTTGTTATAAAAACGTATTTGCGATTCACCAGTTACTTCATCAACTTCAGTACGATCGGTATTTAATCTATATAAAAGAATTGGCGGCGATGTAATAGCAATTTGCTCTTGCTCTACTGCATCAAACAAAGCATCATCAGGATTAGCCATATCAAATAAACGAAATGTCCCATCTGCAATACCTGATCCCTCAAATGCAGGGCGATAGTAATTTACCTTATCAGGGAAATGCTGACCACCGAAGTTTGATATAGAAGGCTTTTGCTTATCAAGCTTCTTGTCATCATCTGTTATTTCTTTGTAAATGCCTTTACCCATTATAATTTATTTTTCTTTTTGTATATTCTATAAGCATATTCTAAACTAGTAGAATATTCTCCTGCTATACCTGAATAATTGTGAATAGGCGTTCTATTCATGATGCCTAATTGAAAACCACCAACTTTTTTTCTTCCTTCAAAAATACTTATAGCTGCATTATGAACGTCAATATATTTTACTTTTAATTTAAACCTTTTTTCTAAAACTTCTAAAAGAGGTTTTATATGATCTTTTACTGTTTTAATCTTTTCGTCTTTTGGGTCAAGACCGAAAGCCTCAGCAATTTCATTTAATAATCGGTTATCTTTCATGTTCTTTATCCACAGGAATATTATTGTATTTCCGGTTACTTAATCTTTAATGCTTTATCGATTATTGCAATAGTGCTCAACATTTCTTTTTTAGCTTGTTTCAGGGAATAAGCCATTTTATCGATATTCTTATCATAATCAACTAATCGGAGAGCCTTCGACCCTTCCTTGCCCAACTTAATGTTAGCTTGGAATACATCCATAGCACGGTCTATGAAATCATCAGTATTTTCAATATTAGCTTCGCCAATCATAAAAACCTTAAATGCTTCAATTGTTTTTTTATCCATTATATCACATCCTTTTTAAAATCTTTGGTATTTGCTTCATCATTCTGTTAGCTTGATCATTCGCTTGTTTCAGAAGAATTTTCATCTGGGGAAAATTTTTATCCCCATCAAGGAATCGGGCAATTTCACTGCCTTTCTTCCCAAGCCAAATTAAATCAGTCGCCATATCACGAATATCGAAACCAACATCATCAGTAGTAAATTTATTGGTTGCTTCCCCCAGTTCTAATTCCGCTATAGCTGTATTAATTGAGTCCATAACCTTACCACCTTGCCAATCCAAAGGAAACTTAAACGTTTTAGCGGTGGATACATCGGGGTCATTTATTGTAACAATGACACCCTCCATAAAATCTTTTACGCGAAAAGTTACATCTTTGCCGCGTAATTCATACTTAAACTCTCCTACTTCGGATGGGGAATGCATTTCTTTTTGGTGAGCACGAATAAGCTTCATTATTCTACTTGCTCCCTCAATAGATAAGTGTTTTGGGACAACTGTATCATCCGGAAAGTCCTCAGGGTCAGCGTCTCCAACCGTGGTTTCTTCTTCGTCATCGTCGTCATCTTCCCTAAGATACCCAAGTGGATTACCAAAATCAAAATCTTTGGTTTGTGGTCCTATATCCGAAAAATCTTTCAAAACATCTTTTACAGTTATTGTTGGGAGAGGCGCTGGTCTTAATTTAATCATAATTAATCCTTATCATTTACCATAAAGTCTTTTTCTTGTTCTGGCTGCTTTTTTGCCTCGTATTTTAGCCCCACGGCGTGCGTTTCTTTTCATCTTAGCAAGTACCGCAGGAGGTATTTTAACGCATTTCCCCTTCTGTCTGGGCTTGCCTGGTGGGGATTTATGTCTATACCCTTTAGGGCAAAAATACCTTATTTTCCATTTACGTTTTTTTCTTACACGTTTTCTTATAGGTGATATTTCATTGATTTCATCACCATTTTCATCAACCCAAACTTCTACAAACTCCATCATGGGCATACAAACATCTGGCTCTTCGTATAATATGATGTTTGTTAATTTCATTAACAACCAAGATGATTATCAATTTGCAAAAGAGCTGCTGGATCATTGCCAGCTTTATCAAGCTTTTGGCAAATTTCAAAAGTTTTGTCTTCTTCCTCTGTTTGCTCACGAAGGAAGAAGTTAATGAATTCACAAGTTTGATGATCGCCGCCACTTTCAGCTAATTTTTTCAAGTTATTGTAATTAGCAGTAACACTAATTTCATGCTTGTTTGCTGACTCAAAAGCTGCTTTTGGGGTATTCCATTTTTCTTTTGACGGTTGAATAGGAATTAGCTTCACATCTTTGCCACGCTCAAGGATATAATCATTAACTTTATATGCATGGTTTAATTCCTCTTTTGCTGACTTACGAAGCCAACAAGCCATACCCTTAAATCCAATAGAGTCCATAGAATTAGCCATACCGTAATATGCATAAAACGCTTCAAACTCATTCTTAACCTGTTCATTTAAAGCTTTAAATACGTCATCAGGCATTGGAGTTGTTGAAGCTTCCTCTATAATTGATTCAGACAAATCATCGGTATCAATTTCGCATTCATCGGTATCAATTTCAGATTCAGATTCATTGATTCCAAAATTACCAGCAATTTCGTTTAGGTCTCTATTGTCTTTCATAGCCCTATTTCCTTCGTTATGAATGCAGCCATTTTCTTCTCTTTATCCCAATCATCTAAGAAAGTCACTTTACCTTTTTTGTTAACAAACCATTCGCCGCGTGGATGACCCGATTTATGTTGGACATGCCCAGATTTCTTTTTAGCTGGTTTATCCTTATAAAACAGAGGAATAGTAAAAACAAAATCCGTACCAGGTATAGAAATCTTGTCCACGCCTTCACTCATCCCAAAATTTTCAGTCACTTCGTTTAATGTTCTATTGTCTTTCATTTTAATGTCCTTTTACTTTAAATCTTCTCTATAACCAATAATGAATCCCTCTTGATTAATCTGAAAAAGACCAATGTTTAACCCATTAGAACCGCCACCGTATTGATCCCACCGATAATACAACTGGGCAAGATAGCATAATACTTTGTCTTGTTCGTGAGGCCTAACACTACCACCGTCACTCTTAATTATTAACCGTTTAAATAATTTGGGTTTAACTTTTGGTGCCAAGTCGTTTGACTCTATGTTAATAATATTATTCTTAACAGTTAATTTGAACGTCACAGGCATACCAATCATTTTTGAGACTGTCTTTGAAAGATTTTTAGCCATTTCACTAAGGGGCATATTTGTTACTACTGCTTTTGGGTCGGTGGTATTATATGGCTCGTTCGCTTCATTAACTTTAAAGTTATCGCCAACATCAGCCCCAAACCTATCAATAATTTCATCTAATGTTATGTTGTTTTTCATAATTTATCCTTTAAATAAATTTAATTGATATTAAACCCCAAAAGGCTCAGGGCTATATTGCTTAACAGATTTCATGTTTCCTTTTGAATCAAATACAATAAATGCTGATTTATCCCGATGGGTCCCGTTTTTATTTACAATTACTTGTACTAAGTCAACTACATAAGAATAATTACGTTCATCACCTTTGCGAATGACTTTTTTGGTTTCATGATAATACTTTTTTTGTCGCATTAAATATTCGGCATTTGATGGGTATTTAGCTATTTCTTTGTCCACAAACATTTTATTGTATTTATCTGCATAATCGTCAGATACAGCCTTAAAAGTATCCCCATCCTTAGTAACCTTAAATTTTGCAATACGCCAGGGATTCTGATCTTTTATTACTTTGCTAAGATTTGTGGCTATTTTTTTCATTATAGTAGGAGTTAACTCCTGCGCCTCGTTAATTCCAATAAACTCATCAAGTTCTTTCTCAAATCTGTCAATAATTTCATTCAATTTTTTACTAGTTTTCATAACTTATTATCCTTTGTTATTGTGTGGTTAATACCACTTTATTATGGTGTGGTTAATACCACTGTATCATCATCATCGTAATCAACACCACCAACTGATGTCCATAATACGTCTAATGCCGTTTGTATAATACCATCTGATTTTGTCATATGTTGTACCCAAGCATCTAGCTGATTCATAGCGATTTGGTGATCACCAGCAAATTGATCGGCGGTAAAAGTTTGTGTATAAGCGAATTGATCAGGGAAATCTCTAAGGGTAGAAGACAAAACTACATTAACAACAGTTGGGCCAGCAATTGTCTCCGTAAAAGAACCACCACATTCAACCTCGACTGGACCATGTTGTTCTAATAGAATTTGATGTCCCATATCGGTACAACGAAGGCTTATTGTGGCTGAATACGATGAACCTTGACCATCTTTTTTAATATTTAATAATGTCTGGGCCATAATTTACCTCACGAATGATCTGTGACAATTACAGCTGCAAGTTTATTAGCTGGACCATCCTCAATTTGGGGAATAGCTTTTTTAATACTTGCTGCTACACTTTCTACAGTGAATTTTGGTTTTTGTGAATTTAGTAAGTTTGCTAATGATTTGCTTTCATCCATTGGCTGTTGCTTAACACCACTATTATCACTCCCTGAACAACCCAATCGTTTCATAAGGTCTATATGTTCGTCAGTTAGTTGATTTTCATGTGGCAATGGATCCAAATCCTCTTTGATACGACGAGACCCTTTTACGTCTTTAGAGTCAACTTCGTCAGCTATTTGAGGCGTTTGTTCAAATGCTTTGTCTTTTTCTCGCAACTCATTTAAAATGTCTGCTACAGTTTTGTTTTTTCCTGTATCATTCATGTTACTTAAATTCACTTTAACTCCTTTAGTTTTAACCTGTGTAGAATCCCAATGGTTCTTGATATTCTGCTCTTAAATCGTCAACAAGACGCAATATTGTTTCTTTACTGTCGCTTATTAAATCCGCTCCGTCAAGACTTATATCTCCTCGTGGACCAGGTAAGCTTTGATATTTACCACGAACACGCCCTAATCGCTGTTTAACAACGGCTAAAGCATATTCTCTGACCCAATCCTCTTCTCGGATTGCGTCCTCTGTAATTACTTTTTGAACTTTTATCCAAACGGGACCTGATTGTCGTGGCATTGGATAAAGGTATATATAAGGGTGATGAAATTCCCACGTGGCTTGTTTCCCAAAAACACGTTCAGACATATTAATATACATATCTGATATTGTATAATCAGTCATACTTGAATAGCTTCTCAGCCAATCATACCATGCTCCCCATCCAGGGAACATATCATAATAAAACAAACCCCAATTACTTGGCGTATAAACACATTCACGGATGGCTACATAATCATCAGGTACCAAATACCTATGAACACCGGCTTGTGTGGGGAATGATTCCCACACCTCAGCTTGTGGGGTTATCCTTGAGAATTCTCTTAAAGCTCTATCAATAGCCGAGTCAACCCATGGTTCTATAACCTCAACACGAACAACAGGATAGCCAAGATCATACATTATCTCTTGTTTAATACGACCTCTAACGCCTCGCCCTGGTGTGAGATTTGACATTAATTACCTCAATTATTTCTTTTTAGCTTTCTTTTTCTGTTCTTTAATTGGCTCAGCTACTACTCTTAATTTTGGTTTCAAAAGATTCTTTGCTTTAAGCAAAATTTCTTCATTAATAACTGGGTTTAGGGGTGAACCTACACTGTCAATTAATAATTGTTTTTCGTCACTCATTGTTTACTCCTCAGATTTTAAAGTACCAGTAATAAGAGAAAGAAGATCGTCTTTGCTTCCCTTGTCACTTAGCCCTAATTCTTTAGCTTTAGCCTTGAGCGCTGATTTAGACAGGGTATCTAAATCAAGGGCTATAGCAATATCATCAGCTTTTTCTTCATCAATAGGGGCTTCTATAGGCTGTGCATCAGGCTCGGCTACTGTAGCTGTTTCAGGAACTTCTAGTTCAACTTTTTCGTCAGCCACAACTGCTGCAACTTCTGGAGATTCAACTGGGGCTGGAATAACTGCTGACTTAGTTTCAGATGGTGCGGATTTAACTGCAGCTTCTGCTGCTATGGTTGCGGAAGCTTTTGCTTCATCAATTTTAGCACCATGATGATATGATTTAGAATTATTCAATTCAGCATCACGAACAGCTGGTTTTATCGGAGGCATGATGTTTTTAACTTTACCGTTTTCATCTTCCTCAAATAATTTAAAGCCAAATCTGGCTGCTTCACCTGCACTACAATCAACGATCATATGTGGGTGAACTTTAACAGTAGTATTTATAGCTGTTCTAACTATACATGTTCCTGCATGATGATTAATGTATCTAGGCATTTTTAACTCCTCAAATTAAAAAGGGTGAAGCGGGTTTTGAAGTCCGCCCCACCCTTTTAGGTTTCAATTAGGCAGCGTTAGCTGCTTCTCTTATACTAGGTTCGTATCGCCACTGATCATATCGCTGCCACTTACAGTCGAGCTGGTCTGGATTGGGAACCCTGCAGGAGTTGAACTACCAACTGAATTAAGATTGTCAACCTTAATAAGTCCGTACATTCTCTCCCCATTTTCAACCATCAATTTGCCGTAACGAGTCATTACACCTTTTACAGGATTGAAGGTACGTGGGTCAACAACTGTTGGAGTAAGCTGAATTGGTACGTATGGGCAATAGAAGTAACCACTGTCCATAAATGAAGGGCCTTTATAACCCATGAGAATTAAATCTTCAGGGAATAGAGGGTCTTTAATCAACTTAAACTTACTTGCCAAGATGCCACTTTCCTGAATACCAATATTGTATAGAGTCTCAGAAGTTGCAGTGGATTCGAATTCACTCATTGCTTCAAACTTGCTGGCGATACTTGGGGAAGTAACAATCCAGTTAGCAGAACCACGAAGCGATTGGCGATAAATGTCATTAGCCATTTCAATTGTTTGATACATCAATGATTTGTTACGATCATCGTAATTACCAGATCCTGGTACGGGGAACCATGCTCCAGCACCGGCAGCAGGAATACTTGCTTGCTGATCCCAGTTCAAGTAACCAGCACCATTTGCTTGAGCAAAACCACCAACGATTCCAGGATGGGAATAGTTGTAATCGCGTCTTTGTCCAGCATTCATGATAAGGTTATTCAAAGTTTCACGATCAATCTCAGCAGCTAGTTCAGCAGCTAGAAGACTAATAAGCTCTTTTTCAGCATCAATTTGATGCATAGCTTTCATATCTTGGCTAGACTCAACGGACCATACGGTGCGCAATTTACGAGTCTGAACGCCTACTGTATCGCTTGCGATTTCTAAGGAAAGTTCAGGCATTTCTGGTCTGTTTTCCATATTGAAGTCATAAGTAACAGTATTAACACCCAAGTAATCAGATCCAGCAGTTACAGCTGCAGCAGATTCTGTGGCGGATAAGAAGAAATCATGGGAACCAACATTACTTGTAACAATGTTCCACTGATTTGCGCTAGAAGCACCTGTTCTATCAATCCAACCTGTTACTGTATTAGTAAATGCGGTTGTACCTTTGATAGTAGCAATTGATGTAGCTGTAATAGCGGAACCTGGGGTTACACCATTTACAAAGCCAGTTAACTCAATAAGTGTTACAGTTGTAGCAACTGCGTATGTATTAGCATCTGCTGCAAGGAAATACCATTTTGAAGTATTATCAAAAACAGGAGGCTGACCGTTAGCAGCAACCATATCATGAGTTACTGTGGCTGGCGCACCAGAAAAATCTGATCCTGCAAATGCAGCTATAGGTTCACGACGAACTGTTTGCATGGAGTAATATGGATCGACGAACCATGAATCTCCACTAAAGTTACCATACTCAGTACCAGGAGCAGTTCCACCCTTACTTGTTGGAGTTGTTCCCCAAGGGTCTTGCATGTTTGAGATACCAGAATAAAAGTATTTCAAATAGAAAATCTGAGCTGATGGACCAGTCATTGGCTGAACGCCAACAAGTTGGTTAGTAAATAGGTTAGGATATACTCTTCGAATCAAAGGCATTAGGTAATGTCTGAATGTTGCGACCTGTGGGGTCTGTCCAGAAGGACCAGCCAAAGTTGAAGCGGTGAACTCAGCAATAATTTGGTCAGATTCTGGGAGAAGGTTTCCACCCTCACGCCACTCATTTTCCAAGAGTATTGCCATGTTAATGATGTTTTCTTCGCCCCTGAGACCCTCTAATAGAGGATACCATCTTTCGATTAGTCTACGACCAACCTGGCGATATGCGTTTGTGTTACTCATGTTTGCTCCTAAAAGCGTTAGTGTTTGTGTCTGTGCCTTGTGTTACTTAATAGGCATAATCCCAGCAAGTTCAGCCAATCTATTTTTGTCACTTTCATTCAAAGGTGATAAATCACTTGGCTTTGTTGGAACTTCCTCATTGATGTTAGAACCAGGTCCCTCAAAATTGGGGTCCCCAAATTCTTCAATAAGATCCTCTTCAGCATCACGTCTAATTTTTTCCTTGAGAATCGGGAACTGTTCTTCCACATCATCAACGGTTGCGCATTCGGCAAGTCGTGTCATAATGAAATCACGATCCGGATCATCTGCACAAAGCTCCCACACTTTCAACTGCGCATTGAGTTGTGCGTTATCAGTCAAGCCCTCATTAAGCTTGTTAGATTTACGCCTTAATCTCCCCTTGAGATCTTCTTGTGTTTCTGTGAGTTCTTCGAACTTAGTTTCAAATTCAGCAATTTTTTCACTGAACTCATCTTTATTAACTTCCTCAGAAAGGCTCGAGGATGGTAAATTACCTTCTCCAACCAATGTTTTAATGCTTTCGAGAATATTCTCAGCATTCATATTGTCTGGAGATAATGTTTTTTCTTCTTTAACAATGTTGTGTAGACGAGGGAGGATGTTTGTTAAAAATGAATTAACCTTTTCTGCTAATCCCTCTTTAATCTTTTCAATTTCGTCTTCTTTTTCTACAGCCTCTTTTTCAAGCTTTTCAATTTTTTCTTCTTTGTCATCACATTCTTTACATTCATCGTCTCCTGATTCGGCTTTCTTTTTCGCTATTGCTTTTTTCAAAGCTGGTGGCAATTCACCTTCATCAGTTTCTTCATCGTCATCATCGTCAGCTTCATTTTTACTTTTTGTGATGGCTTTCTTTAACTCTATTGCTTTTTTCAAAGCCGGAGGTAGTTCACCTTCGTCAGTTTCTTCATCGTCATCATCGTCATCATCGTCATCATCGTCATCATCGTCAGCTTCATCTTTAATTTTATTTTCAAAGTCGTCTTTCATTTCAGCAATTTTTGCATCAAAAGACTCTTTAACTTTTTCAATTTTCTTTTCAAATTCTTCTTCAGCCTCTTTGACTTTATCGTCATCATCTTCATCTTCAGCCTCTTTGACTGCCTTTTCTTTATCACTTTTTAATTCAGCAACTTTATCGTCATAGTCACCTTTCATCTTTTCGACTTTTTCTTCAGCTTCTTTGACCTTTTCACTAACAAAGGCGACTAGTGAAGCTTTTTCTTCTCCAAGAACGTTTATAACGTCTCCAAGTGCATTCTCTAAGACTTTTTTCATTTTTTATCTCCTGGCCTTTGACCGAATACGTTTTTCATCCGGGTAATTAATTCTGTTGTTATTTCCAGTAATTCTACACTGGAATCATTATTATCTTGTTTTTCTTCAGTTGTTGATTTTTTGTCGATTTTTTTGTTACTGTTGTTAACTTCAGTTGGAAAAGCTCCGTGAGTTGATGGGTCCGCAACAATATCAAAAGTAATCATATTATAATTAGGCTGTACAAGAAGCCCGTTGTCTGTCTCTTTGAGAGTTCCAGTACCACGACTTGAAACGCCTAATCTCATTTTGTCTTTAGTTATTAAATTAAACAAATCCCTACCAGATGAATTGTGAGTAGGAGTTAACTCCCCATAAACCTCATCTGAATTGTTAGGTATCCATAGTTTAGTTATTAAATGACTTGTGACAGGGACGCGAATTTTAGCACTTTGTGGATGGTCTAATTCACCACCAAGTCTGTTATCATCGATAGAATCTTGCAACCTTTTAACTTCTCTTTGCAAAAGTTCGTTGGAATATATTCTACCATTTTGATTTTTCTTCCCAGCGCGTTGGAAAACCCCACGCATAAGAAGCCGTCCATCCCCGTTAGCCTCCATCAATATCATAGCCTGTTCATAAGGGTCAATTGACTCATTGACTTCAACATCAAAATACGGAGCAAGGACCATAGTTTCTTCTAATAAGAGAATATGATCTTTTGGGTCTGTATAAAGATTATGTTCCAATATTTCAGGTGGTAATCTTGGGTCAAGCCCTGGGAGACCTAACCTGTGAAGTTCTGATAGAACCCCACGAGTTTCCGTTAATAAATCAATAATGCTTTGCTGTTCTGTCATTTTTGCTCCATTATTTGTTCAGGTTTAAACAAAACATTATTAAATTGTCCTCAAAGTCGAATACTTCTTGAATGAATTTAATACTTTGGCCACCTGCTAATATTAATTTTTTGGCTTCTTTTAAGGTTTTTTTAAAATCTTTAATAGTCTCATCTCTATTATTTTTATGCCCTTGAGGTAAAACGTCTTTAAACTTTGTATTTAATGCATCCATATGAGACCGCAGTTGATCAACGTCTCCCGTTGCCTCATTATCAACTTCTTTATCTAATTTTTTATCAACTTTTGACATTTTTACCTCAAGATTAAGTTATTTTTTAGGGGCATTAACACCGGTTGCTTTTCTTGCTAATGGTGCTTTCCCAAGTTTGTCCTCAGCATCTTGTGTAGTATCTGCTTTATCAAAGTAATTAGGTATATTGGCATCACCTTCACCACCTTTTTTAGGGGCTTTGTTTTTGCCTGTAGCTTTATTTACTAATCCTTCTTTTCCCCATTTGTCAACAGCAGTTTGAGGTGCTTGTCCGTCACCCTTCCATTTAGTTTTCCCCAAATCTATTGCTTCTTTGGATTTAGATTTTATGCCTGATTCTGCTTTATCATTATCTTTTGGACCTTGGGGAGCAGCATCTTTTTTGTCAGGCAAATTGGCTTTAGTGGGTGTTTCAGTTGCTTTGCCTTGATCGTTAGATTCATCAGTTTCGTCACCGTCATCATCGTCTTCATCCAGCATTACAATCTTATAACCTTTTTCATTTTTATAATCAGCACGCATTAAATCAAGAGCATTTTGCATAGTTTTGGTATATAAAGGCTGAATATTAGACTTTTTTGAAAAATCAATACGGTATTTATACCCTTTTAATTTCATTTGTTTTTCTGTTCTATCTTCTTTACTACCCTCATCAGCTTCATCACCACCAATAGGCTCTTCACCGGCTTCACCTTCATCATCGGCTGGGTTATCTTTATCTTCATTTGCGGCAGCATATTGTTGAGGGGATACTGCGTTAGAAATTTGTTGGCCTGGGTAATATGTATAAGGGGCAAACTGAGAAAGCATCCCAACTGCAACTGCAACATGTCCACCATCAATATTGCCTGATTTAAGCATCTCGGATAAATCAGATATAGTTTGACGGAATTTTGAAGCAAGGTGGGCAGACATGAATCTTCCACCTTTTGAGTTTTCTAAAACAGTTTTCATAACATCACGGAGCTCGTTTACATCAACATTCCCCATGGTTGTCAAGTCAAGGGTTTCCTCTAGATGTTTAATTGCTTCACTATAAGGTCTATGCTCACAATTACCAACTAAACGATGTAGGACCATAATTTCTTCATTATGAAATTGTTTTGAATAATTTTTAAAGTTTTTTACAACTACCCCAATATCAGCTTCATCATCATCAAGCATTATTGTTTCTAAAATGGTTCGCTGTTCATCACCACTTAATGTAAGGAATTCCCCACCAAACTGTTCACAAATTTCTTTATAGCCTTCTGTATCATCAATGTCCTCAAACAATGATTTTACAAGAGGAATAAATTTTGTATTCTCGTCAAGCTTTTTGCCAAGTTGACGAGCGCTGAGAATTCGATACCGTTTGATAATATCAAGATCAGATTGATCGCGTTTTGTCTTTACTTCTCGCAGATCAATTGTTATACTGGGTATTATAGTAACGCCAGCAGGTTGTTTTTCGTTCTTTTCGCAAAGATGAGCAGACATTTTAACAATTACTCTATCTAAGTCTTTGCTTGTTTCTGCCAAAGCTTCGTCTACAATGTCCCGCAATGACTTATGCGTACCATGAGTTTCGGACTCTCTTATTTCTGTTTTGATACCGTCAAGGATGCCTTCGGTAATGTATGATGTTGCGGCCACATCGTCACGAGAAATGGAGTCGACTAACAAAGTAGAAAAATCAGATCGTCTATTACGTACTTCATCAAGCTCTGATTCGACTTTAACGAATTGAGGATTTGAAAATGTAACTTCAAACCCATTTTCAGATATTTCATACTCAACACGGAGACGTTCGTTTGTATCTGTATTAAGCAAAAAACAATGATTATCAAAAGTCGCTTCAACAACTAAAGGCTGCTCAACTCTTCGCGCTGCTTCCTCTAGTGTAGATATTCTACCTTGAATACTTCTTTTTTGAAGAATTCTCATAGATGTTGTAGTATACTTATCTGACATAGTTATCCTCCCGGTATATTTCTTTACTGTTTAATCTCTTTATCATCATTTTCCCCAGTCCCTAATAACCACTCATTTCGTTGGCTATTTTGTAATTGGCGAAATGCCTGAATAGATCTCATTAACGGTCCTTTAGTTGTAATGGCTAATTTACCACCTGCTAAATTCAATGGAGCTAGTTCACCGTGGGCAAGTAGCTCAATATGGCAATTAGACTTTGGTCCTCTTTGCCTTCTTGCAGTATCTTCTAAATTTTGATTAATGCCATTTCGATGTATTGTCGATGTTTTATTGTCGATTCCATTAAACAACATATCCTCGCGTAATTCCTCACCATCATCTCCAAGAAATTTTGAACGCATAACTTTGAATTCTTCTTCTATTTGTTCCTTAGTTCTTACTTTTTTATCTTTATCAGGTGTAGAAGATTGCTTTAGCCTAGTAGGGTTAGCTGGCTGATCAATTATTATTTGTTCTTGATCGGATTCATCCCCATCTTTTTTAATAAGTTGGTTAATAGTCTCTTTTTGCGCTGTTTCACTTTTTGGTGGCGCTGTTACATCTGGTTGTTCTCTAGCTGGTTCAATTTCTTTACCTTTGCCATGACCGCTATAAGGTTCTTGGGATGTCTTTGGGACATCCCCTGACTTATGGGTATCTTTAGTTTGTTGATCATCATCCCCGTCAGTATCTTTAACAAGACCCCATTTATTTGAGTACAACTCCTCATAAAATTCAGTCGCTTTTGTCCTATAAGCTTCGACTTGTGCTTCTCTCTCAGCTAAAATTAAATCTTCTTGTCTACGTTTTTTCTGTAATTTACGTGTTTCTCTTTTAGTAAGTTTGAGAATTCGTTCCCATGTATACTCACGAGGGAAACCCGTTTCAAAATATGAATCTGCAAGACTTAATCTGCTGCTTTCAACTTCTTGTTCCGCACGTTCGTGCGCGTATGAGGGTGATGTTGTTTGAATTGCAAAATTTAACGCACGAGTTTTATTATAACCACGAAGCATTAAATGGATAATACAAATCTTAGTTATCCCCTCAAGGATCTCCGTTTGAACTCTCTCTATTGTTCGCGCAAAACGAATATCTTGCATCGAATTTCTAACGTATATTCCGCTACTTAGGGCAAAATTATGATACTTTTTTACGGTCATACAGTAAGTATCTCTTTTTTGTTCTAATTTCCGTACAGCCACAACTTTATGGTTCTTACATTGTTCGGATATATCCATTGGAGTGAAGTCACAATACTTTTTCATAAATTCAGGAACTTTCATTCCATAACTATTAATACTTCTTATAATTTCTGGTTTTGAAAACTTCGACCATTTTATAAGATCAACCATATTTTGACAGTGACAGCCCTTCGCAATTTTTATAAGATAGTTCATCCTTGGTAGAGCTATGTAAATCCTGTGGAATTCTTTATAAGTCAATCCATTACTTTTGATTGCAGCAATAATCAGACCAATAGAACATCCTAGATGATCTCTGAGGGTATTCCGGCTATAACCCCCACTTTCAGCAGCTGCAACAACTTTGTCAAAGGTTATGTCATTACGCCTGTTTGCATCCGCCGCTTTCTGAATCATCTTTGAAATAGCACCGTTGATGACATTTAGTCGTCCTCGTTCTCTACCCAACTCTACATTCTTATCTGAATGTTGAAAATCATAAAATGCATCACCAGGAACATATCTTTGTTTACGTAATTTACTTTTAAAATCTCTATGTTTTTTAGATTTTAACCATTTTTGTTGATTCTCTACCCCTGCCAATCGAGTTAATTCAATTTTACGTTTTCCTTCTTCTGTATTATAAAATCTTTTAATTGATTTATTTCTTTTAGCTATTACTTCAGGTGTTATGTTTTTAGATGCTAATTCAATATGATATTTTGCATGATCTTGAGTATTCATTACTTTTAAATTATTTGGGCTATTGTCACGCTTATTGAAATTACAATGATGAACAACACAATCCTTTGGGATTTGGTTATGTAATGATTCCTCAACCATCCTATGGGTAAATGGCCATTTACCCGATTTTGGATTGTAAACCTTTTCATATCCCTTTAGACAACTATCGTCATCAACACCAGATATTTTTCTATATAAAGGCATTAATGATTCACCTGATTTGAGGTCTTCAGCTTTACAATATGTTCCATCACGTTTCATAAATGGATGATCAGGTGTTGATATAACCTTTTCACCATTATCAAGTTCAACCTCAACAACTTCTGTATTTGACCTTGTTAACTTAACCCCCGACGCCAATCCAGGAACAACTTTATTATGCTCATTTATGGAATATACCCAAAAATCTTCATCTTTTTCTGAAAGTTCCTTGATAGTAGGCGAAGTCCCATCTAAAAGTGCAATTTTAGTATCGCCGTCTAAACACAGATTTTCTCTGCGTTCAGACGAACCCCCATCTGTATCTTGTAAATAAACACGGGGGATTTTGAGGTAAGCCAGAATTTGGTCTTTAAACCAAACAACATCGTCAACTTCACCAAGATTTTGGGCTCCTGCAAGTTGTTCAATCCTTGTTCCGTCATTCCCATCTCTTATGGGAATGTAAAAATCTTCATCAGGGGCAAGCGGATTCGATCTCCAGTCAATTTCACCATTAACTGGGTTAACAATAGAACGTTTACGAAATCTGCCTGTAATTTTCTTCATATATTCTTCGGCTTTAGGAGTTGGCAAACGTCCACAATTAACAAAGAACACTCTTCTTTCCGGAGCTCTAGTAATTCGATATACGACCATAGCGTCTTCCATCAAAACTAATTGACGGTAATGGCGACGACATGGATCAAATATAGATGTTCCATAAGGTTTGTAGCGTTCTTGATTTAAAGCAATTCTCCAATGAACGACACTAAATGGGTCAAGTGGGGGAGTAATACCTGCTGGTGTCTGTTGTACAAATGCAAGTAGTTTTCCTTGCCATTCCAAACGCCAAACTGATTGAACAGGCATATCTTTTAAGAATAAAACGCCTTTTCGGTTTTTCTCTAAAACAAGGTATTGATATTTATCACCATATTTACATGTTTCTCTTACAATACGGAAAAGATTATGGTTGATATTTAAACGTTTAAACAATAAATGTTCTAATTCTTCTTTAATGACTTGGTCATCTGTATGAATTTGAAGAACATTTCCCCATGCGTCTTTTTGTGATGACTCTTCAGCATAAATGTCAAGAGCGGATGACATAAGAGGATGTGCGTCCATCCCAACAAAATCAGTATATCTTTGGAGACGATCTTCCCCAACAAACATAAAGTTTTGATACCAATCTGATTCATCATGAACTGGAATAGGTGCATGATAATTGTCTTTTGGTGTTAAAGGAGCTGAAATGATATCGTCATGTCCGACATAGCCAAACTTATCAATATTTTGTTGGATATCATTAAAAAATGTTGGTAGCAAGCTCATATGCTTGTCTCCTGTTCTAAGTCCCTTAGTAATTGAAATGACGTCGTAAATGTACCGCCAGAGATCCGTTGAGTAACACCTTGGATTGCCCATGTTCCTGTTAAGGGGCTTGGGAATTGTTCAGGGTCAAAAAAGCCTCCATCCATTAAGAATTGAAAATTTTCAGGGGTTAATGATCGTAACATCGGAATTGAATTTTTTAATTGGTCTGGGTCATTTGCTGCGTAAGGGACCATAACCCTCGATAAATTTGTTTTATTATCAAACAAAACGCCAAAATGCATACCAGCGAACATTGCTTGATTAACAAACCATGGTTCCCCTTTAGTTGTCAGGGTCATTTGATTAGCAAAAGCCTGTGACCTTTGACCTTTTGCTGCGTTGATAGTACCCATGTTTGATGCTTTACCTGTTGTGGTTTGCCCTGCACCGCCACCCATCTGATCTGCATTATGACTTCTATCGATAGTATTTAATGCGCCATCTTGAATGACTGATTCGTTTGTTGGGGTTTTTGTTTTAACAGTGGGACCTGGACTTACTTGTCCTGCAGCCGTAATAGATGTTCGTGTTAAATCAAATGCATTTCCAAGCCAATCGGTATTTCCACCAATTTGTAGTTCTAAAGCATAACCCATATGATTTGGCCATCTAATTAACGCCTCACAAGATTTGTAAATTGAATATTCAGATGGCATTGATGAGTTACGAACAATTGCATTTTGTTTTCGTAAGTCGTCAACATAACTTGGGTCATAAAATAATATGTAAACACCATTATTAACTGGGGCAGTTACTTCGTCACTACTCTTTGCATCTTTAACCGCAGATTTTTCATTAACATGGCTAACAAAACACCATTGAAAATAACCACCGCTTGTTGTTGTTAAGTATTTATTTGCTAATTCTTTAAACAGAGTTATGCCACGTTGATTACCAGCTTGATTGAAAAAACCAGCGATATCTGCTATCCCTCTATCACTTATATTACCAATAACTTTTACTTTATTAGGCAAGTTGGGAATGAGTCTATTTAGCATTTCATCTAAAACATACCCAGTTTGAGTTTTATAAGCTTTTCCACTTACTGGTACAGAATCCACAAAAGGCAGAGCTATAGTATCAGGGACTCTAACATTGCGAAGCAACATTTGTCCTTGAGACACCCCTGTAAGTGTATATCTTGTTACCCCTGTATCAACAGTTTGGACCCAATTGCTAACAGAAAATTTGAGGAATTCATCAGGTTGCATTCCATAATTTGTTATTCCGTCTGTCCACCCAAATTGAACTAATAAGAATGCCCAACCACCATAGTTGTTTCTCATTATTGCATAACGCATAACACGCTCAAGAATAAAGTTCGTTGGGTCAAGTAATGTCAAATTTATTGTTGTTCCACCAACACCACCGCCACTACCTATACCAAGTCCTAATGACATATCAATAAGATGTTCATTGGGAATATGAAACAAAGGAAGATCAGCAAATTTTATATTACAATAAGGCATGAAATTACCAACTTTACCTGCAAGGCTCCCTAGTTCCCCTGTTGGTTTTGGCAACCAAAGAAATTCAGGGTCTAAAGTAATATTGTCAGTAAAGGTATCAGTCATTTTTCACCTTTTGTAAAACATCTTTGACTGTCATTTCTTTGGAGTTTCTTTCATACGAAACTCTTTTCTCTTTTAATTTAAATTCTAAAACATTGGGTAAAGGCTTATCTTCAATTATTGGTTTGGCTATTAAAACTATTTTCAATCCGGCACGTTCAATAAGTTTTTTTAATCCGGTTGTAGTACAATTATTTACCTTGAAAGTTGCATTTTCTAAGATGCCATTATTACTTATAATGGACAATCTCCAACCCAAAGTATCCAAAGCAAGACTTGCATTAAAAAGCTTATTGTGCTTTGAACAGCGCAATAGCAACCGCCCACTCTTCTGACGTTCTTCTTTTATCGTCATGCCATCGGCTAAAATAGAATTACGTAAAAGTTCAGATCCTTCAGCAAGTTTTAATTCTAAATCGGGGTGTTTCAACATAAGCTCCGACTTAACTTAACAAAGTTATTTTTGTCTGATTTATTTTACTCATTAAATTAATACCTGGATTTTTAATAAGACTAGTTAATCCTTTGACATCAAATCCTTTAATAAGAAGCTTGCCAGCTTTGATCCAAGCTTTTTTGCCAAGCTTTTTTGCTTGTGGGTGTTTTGTAAGTAAGTCTATAATCTTTGAGTAGTCAGAATCTTGATTACTTTTTGGAAATTCAATAGTATAAATATCATCTATATCTTCGCACATTATCATTAATTCTTCAAGTAAATCGTTTATATCCTCGGTCATCATTCTTAATCGTTCCTGGGCATATAAAGCACCTCTACGAGAGTTACCTGGGGCATATAAAATACGACGCATAAACTTTTCATCGCCCTTAATATATGCATTAATAAAGTCTGCTGATGCTTCAGCAGTATCACCTTTTTCTTTTTTGAATCTTGCTAATAATCTTTTTGCAGCTTCAAGTTTTGCGCCTGTAGGCTTCTTGCCTTCATCTACAGATTCGCCAAGGGAAGTTTGAGCAAAAAATTTACCATCTATTTCTGCTACTCTACCTGTTTTGCCTAAATCTTTCAAGGCTTTAACAATTTTTTCAGCAGGACCTTTAGCTAGATTATTACCACCAAACATGTAATTACCACGACTGGATTTCGTAATTTTAACGCCTTTAATTTTTTTAGCTAATTGTACAAGAATTTGTTTAACATGTGCGGGAGCTCTTAATAACCCAGCTTCATCAACGTCTTCGGATAACGGTTGAACCTTAGCTTTTTTCAAGGCGTCTTCAACTTCTTTAGTTAATGCCCTTTGGTTATCCTTGCCGTACTTATGTGTGTCAAGAACTTTGGTTTTTACATTCTTACCAGAGAAAGACACCTTGAAGGTAATCCACCCCAATAAATCCCTACCCTTCTTAGAGTAGAAGGCGATTTGAATTTCTGGGTTCCTAGTCGAAAGATCCTGATTAGTTATACTGGCGTATGCATCTTTCTCAGGAAGAGTTTTCTCCAGAGGTTTAATCGCGAAGTAAACCTGAGTACCAAATGGTTCCTTATGTATATTTGATGGAGGATGCTCATATTTAGCTTCTCCAAACAAAGATAATGATAAAGATTCAATAGCTTCATCCTTAGCATCAGAACGTTTATTGGAAGTAACAAAAACTCTGGTGAATTCGTCTTTTATCTTTCCTATGAATTTGCTTCCTTCTTCTTTCCCAGCCTGTCCACCTTTGTAAAAAACATTGATTGATTGGGTAATCCTGGGCTTAGTGGTAATTTTCTTCCACGTTACACCACCAATAGGACTCTTATATTTCTTTTCAAATTTTTCTAAATCACGATCACTATCAAATGATACTGTGTAAACAAGACCTTTGGCCTCATCCACAATTCGGTCAAAAGGGCGATTCCTATCCTCACCAAATAAAGATAATGATAAGGATTCAATAGCGTCTTCAACGCTCTCTGTTGTGGACTCACCAACAATAATTTCAATATCTTTTAAACCACGTTTTTTAACTTCGATTTTTGCTTGCTTTACAGCATCACCGAAGGTGGTGTTAGAGGAAGCAAATGATCCGTCAGTCTTTTTTGGCCAGTCTTTGTGAGCTTTTTCACCGAAGAAGAACAACCATCTGCCACGACCTTTGGGTTTTTTACCGTGGGAGCGCATATATGCGTCAGTGTTCACACGATTTGCTTCATCAATATCTTCATGAATAACGGCAGGGTTGAGTTTCTTTGCAAAATTCTTAATAATCTGTGCCGATTTACCGCCTGTATCGCTAAATGAAATCATCTTATCAGAACCACGAGTTGCTAATTTATTTCCACCCATCCAAACACCATCAAGTTTTTTGCCGTCTGTATCTAAATTCTTGCTGGAACTAGATTTGCCTGCCATGAAGTCTTTAATAACCCGTTTGTCTTTAGGACCAAGCTTTATATATTCATCAACGTTCTCTACTGTTGATACATCCCAACTTGCGAGAGCTTTTTTAAGATCACTTTTAGCTTCTGGCCCGGATACAAGCTCTTTGGCTCCATCCAAAGATTTAGTCCACGCTTTACCAGTCCAATAATGAAAGACTTTAGGAGATTTTGTTACAACCTGAATAATCTGCCCTTTACGGGTTTTGGCTTTATTTAAGTGAGGAATATTGTATTCAAATTTGGCCTCATCAACGCCCATATCAAACTTTGTAATAACAGAATCGCCATCCTTTTCATTTTTGATTTTAAAAACACGTTTATCTGTTTCAATATAAACTGTATCACCTTGAACGCTAGCAGATTTAACTTTAAATTCTTTATCTCCAGCAAATATAGTGGCTCCAGATTTTATATTATCATTTTTAATATTTTTAGCTAATGTCTCATAAGAAAGCCCAGCTTCGTCAACAACTGAAATTGATTCATTTATAGACTCATTAGCAGACATATCAAACTTTGTAATAACAGAATCACCATCTTTTTCGTTTTTAACTTTAAAAACACGTGTGTCTGTTTCAATGTAAACAGTATCGCCTTGAACACTAGCTGATTTGACCTTAAACTCTTTATCCGCAGCAAATATAGTAGCTCCAGATTTTATATTACCGTTTTTAATGTTTTTGGCTAATGTCTCATAAGAAAGCCCAGACTCGCTCATTGGGCAATTCCCTTTTTTGCTTCTTGGGCCAGTTCCGTCAGGAACGCCAGGGGCATCACCTTCTAAAGCAAGACTTCTCTCAGCAGCTTTTGCATATGCAGTGTCTAATTCTTTCCATGATTTAATAACGCTTGCTTTCATTTGCTGCCAATCTTTGCCATCTTTAGACATTTTATAAACAGCGTCAATTGCTTTTGCTAAACCTTTAGGACGTTTGGGATGTCTATAAACTCCGGTTGGTTCATCAATTTTATTTACGGCTGCTTTTACTTGAACCCAATCAGAGGCTCTAACAATATTTTTTGCAGCATCTGCTATCATTTTTGCAGCTAATGTCCATTGCTTATTTGTATACGCACCTTCATCAACTCCCTCAAGAATCATGTTAACATCAGCATCGGATGAGAAACGTTTGTTTTCCTCAATTTTGGCAAAGACTGGTTTTTCACCGAACCCCTCTAAAAAGCCTAGACCCATATTTGGGTTATCTTCCATAAGCTTAGTAAGGTCCTGATTGTCACCATGACTAAATTTTAAGTCATCTGGTAGAAAATGACAATTAGGGTCATCTATTGACTCGGCATAACGTTTTTTGCCGTTTGTTACTATCTCATCGTCTCCGCGTTTCCCAAATTCATAATTACGATGTCCTGCATTCGATTGTTTTGCACTGCTCCAAAAAGCATCAAAAGTCTCATCGTCAGGCATTTTCTCGCGCATATACTCGCGTATTTCGTTTTTAGATACCCATTTGCGATGTTTCTTACCTCTTAGCTCTTTAACTATCTTACGAAGAGTCGTCCCTTCGTCAACTGGGGGTTCAGTATTCGTTCTCCCCAATATATCAGATACAGTAAGCTTACTTCTGTCAACTGTTTCAAGAATATTTGCGCTACGGTCCATAATATCTTGATCAATTTTTTCTGATAGACCTCTGTTAATAGCAGCATCATTCAAATTTGTTTTACGTCCGTAATCCATATTTAATTTCCCCTATTATTTTGTTGATTGTATAACCAACTAAATTCTGTCATTTGATCTTTTATTTTGTTTGTATTTTCAAATCCAAGTAACCTTTGATGTTGAGGATTAAACGGGTCAACTTCAAAATCATTAGGTTCAGGACTTGGTTCATTATTAGAATCATTATCATCATCACCGATTGAAAACATAGCAGCATCTGGCGGATTTGTATCAGCCATATTAAACTCTACTTGATTACCCCATATATCTGTTTCTGACCCCTCGTCTTCTTGCTTTATCTCGGCAAGGGGATTATCTAACAAAATGGAATCAATATTTCCACCTATCAGCCCACCAGATATCATTAAGTCATCATTATAGTTGTTTTCTGCTTGAGCTTTGCCACCACGCCATGTAAACGTTGTAGCTTCCAAGAAAAATCGTTGACTACGAATAGTCCACATACCATTAGGGTCAAATAATGTTTTAAGTCCTTCAATAAGAATTGGCCTAGTTTTTGCAGTTGTGTTAAACCCAGGCTTCCTATAATTGACCTTATTGGTCTGGGGATTACGCTCTAAATATATATTCCAATACCCAAGCACGTTATAAATCTCTTCGCATGTAAGAATACCCATATTATTGTTTTCTGGGATTACATAAGCTTCATTATAATAATTCGCAAGGTCATAAAGTAATTTTGCGAATCGTTTTGGCGATACTGTTTTATTCTTGAATTCAGCTACTTGTTCGCCTGTATTCATGTCCATTACAAGGGCAGCGCAAAAATCTTTTCCATCACCGGATGCAGTATCAGCACCAATAATATATTGATGTTTAGGAGCTGGCAGAGACCAAACCCAAACTTCACCATTTGAACATGGCTTCATATCAAGATTCAAATAACCGATTGGTGGTTTAAGCTTCTTTTCTAAAATCTTTAACATATCTGCTGGGATAACTGTATTACCGGAACCAAGGAAGTCACCTTCATATTCTTGTGCCCAGTCACGATCATTCCATTTTGGTCGTTCTTTTTTATACCACGCCTCATCATACTCAGGGACGTCTGTCCAATGACAAAATGTGAATCTAAATTCATTCCATTCTGGCGTACCTTCTAGCTTTGCTTTCTCAACTGTCTCGTGGAACAAGTTACCCATTCCGTCTGGGGTCGAAATCATAATGCATTTACCATGACCACGACTTAATGTTGGCATAGCTGATTTCCAAATATCTCTAATAACGTCAATATGTGCAGCCTCATCAAGTATCAACATATTTAATGATGCTGAACGACCTGCGGATTTTGATTTGGCTTCGGCTTTAATTTTACTATGTGTAACTAATTGAAAATTATGCATATTGTTAGACCCGCCTTTAGGTACTCTCATCCAATCTGGTAAGTGTTCCCAAGCTAATCTAACTTTATCAATAAATGCCATTGCCTCTTCGTCTTTTCTTGATATAACAGTTATTTCTTTATGCATTTGAAATTGAAGCATCCAAAGGCTGTAACATGCTGTTATAGTCGAGATTCCCGTCTGCCTTGATTTGTTAATTATATGATTCTGATAATTCATGAAATCATCAGCTAATTTCGTTTGAAACGAATGCATATGAAATGGTATAACACCATGCAAAGGGTGCCGAATCTTGCAGTAGTTCTCAATAAAGTAAGAAGCATTCTTCTTACATTTAGCTATCTCTGCTTTTTGTTTCGACGTTCTAACCATGTTTGTTTGACCCTACCTTGCCATTGACGGTTCTTTTCTTCTTGCGGCTCCACTAGCACGATTTGCAGCGCTTTCGGACTTAAACTCTTTAGCGTTATTTCTCCCCTTTACCCACTCTTTTCCACCCCAAAAAGCATTAGTATATGAATCCATAATAACCCATGGACCTTGATCACGGTCATCAATAGCAAAAACAGAAATACGTGATGCAGGAACTACCTCAACAATTTCTTCTTCGCCAACCCAAGTTGAACGATTTATTTCACCTTGAATATGAATAGATTCATCCATATCAGTCAAAGGACCAGGATTCTTTTTAAATTTTTCCATAAGATCATAAATATCTTTATCGGCCATGATTATCTCCTAATTACTTTATTTGGGTGTAAATATAGTTCGTGCTTTTTCAGAACTCATATTATCAGCTACTTCATTTAATGGTCTGTTGTCTTTCATGATATATGTGCCTTATTGAACTTTGAAAGCCCAATATTAGCAAGGCTGGAAACTTTAAGCATAAGCTTCTTGGCTTTTAGTGCTTCGCCTGACTCCAATAATTTTTTCAATTCAGATAGTTTCTTAGCACATCTTTCCAATTGTACGACACCATCTTTAGCATAACGAATAAATTGATCTTCATTTCTGAATTCATCAACATCGCTTTCAAACTCATCTTTTTCCTCAGGGTCGTCATCACTGCCAACATCATCAGAGCCATCTGGCTCCTCTCCATCTTCCTCAGAGTCATCTTCCTCAGAGTCATCTTCTCTAGAATCATCATCGTCGTATTTTTCTTTTGATTTTTTATCTGGTTTAATTTGTGATCCAGGTATAGGAGTATCTTTAGGTTCTTTTTCATCAGTGCTTTCACCGATAAAACCTTTTAAAACTTGTTCAACACCTCTGTTATCTTTTGTAACCACAATAGCCTCCAATTAATAAAATCTATCAGTCTTATCTTGTATATATAATGTTTTAAATTTTGTCGATTTTTAACTATTTATAAAACCGACATGGGTTTTAAGGAATTCACGAACAAGCTTTGGGTTTGTTACTACACCAAATTGTAAATGGGTACCATTAGTCCGACAAAATTTTACCCCTGCCCTAAACTTGGCTTTATTTCTAACATCATCAACTCTACTTTTTGGTTTAACCTCTAAAATCCAGACTAATCCACTTTTCATTTTACAAATTAAATCTGGAACATAGTTAAGAGTTGCACCTTTCCACCAATACTCAATACGTATTGGCTCACCCTGTATATCAACAATATCTGAAATTTTGTCGACTGCTAAAAACGTATTTCTCTCTAAATTACTACGATATTTCATATACTTTTTAAGTCTAGGTAAATAAATCGAACCACTCTTCCCCCAACTTTTTAAGTTATCTTTCCCTTTTATTATTAGTCGGGCATTCCGTCTACTTTGAGCTTCTACTTGTCTTCTGTTCACAGTATCCCTTACTGAGTAAGTTTACCTAATTTACCAAGTGCTATTTTGGCTTTTTTAGCTAATGTCGAAGTCTCATCATCACCTGTTGTTAAAGCATGAGCGTGAGGTGAGTCAATGTCATCTACTAATTGTTTAAGTACTTTATTAAGCTGTTTTTTAAAAGTAACTACATTATCATATCTATTTTTAAGATATTTGCCCTCGTCAATAGTATCATTATCAGTTATCCCTTTGGATTCCCCAAACATTTGTGCTACTACGTCTACAGTATTTTTTTCTTTTCCTTGTTTCCCATCAACAGTTTTATATTTATAATGAACAATCGTTCGAGGTCCACGGGGACCAGAAATATTAAATTCAATATCCGTAATTGAAATCTTACTTCCAGATTTAGTTATGAGGTTGTCACCCTTCTTAATCCCCATGACATGCTGGGATTTATTATAATCATGGGTAGTTCCCTCAGAAAACAATTTACTTCCGTCAATTATTTTACCGATATCCGATTTAATGTTCTCAGACAGTTGTTTTGCTAAATCTATTACAGACTCAGTAGTAACAACACCCTCTGTTTTCATCTTGCTTGCTTTTTCTTTAGCATCACCTTCGCTCCACTTATCTTTTGCAAACAAATATGATGTAATTTTTTTACCTGTTACATCATAAGTAGCCTTGATACCTTTATCTGAAGAGATATCTATTGTCCTAAACTCATTACCTTCTTGTGAGTTAGCAATTTTAATATGGTAGTAATTACCTGTTTTTGTATTCTGTGGCATAACGTTCTCCTTATTTTGCACCCCATACAGAGCCGGTTCCCCATTGTTGGTTAAATGATCTCAAATCACTCATACGCTCAAGGAATCTATGTAAGTAAATTTTACCAGTTTCAGCTATAGAAACTTTTCCATCTTTTATATCAACTAAACCCATTTGACTGAGTTGATCAGCAATAACTTTTTCTCTACTATTCATATCAGATAAATTACGTTTTTTACTTATTAATTGTTCTAAAAAATATAAAATACCTGGGCGAGGCTCGCCTGTTTTTGGATCATTTGATTGTCCATCAAAACTTATTGTAAAATCAGATGGATAGGCACCTTTTCCTTGTAGGAACAAATGGGCTTGTCCACCATATAATGTAGACATAGTATCCATCATTGTTGGAAAGGCATTTCTTAGAGCAGGATGTGAAATACTCACAACATCAGCAAGTCTCATTATTATCCTCCTCTTCGTCGTTACTATCATTAATAATATCTAAAATGTTTTCATCTTCTTTATTGTCACCAGCATTAACACTGCGTGAATTTTTGAATCCACTTCTACGGTTATTTGACATTTTAATTCGTGCTGCCATCTCAACTAATTTTGTGGCACCTTGTGTTGTTGTATTCTTTAATTTAAGTGCGGATATAGCCGCATTCTGCATTTGTGCGTTATCTGGCTGGTTTTCAGATAATTCTTTTACTTGTTCATAAAGATCATCTGCTTCATCCCTGTCCCCACTTAATTGCTCAAGTAATTGACCAATCAATGAGTCCATAGTTCGATCGCCAGTTAATGAAATAGGCTCACTATTCTTAACTCTAGTTTTACCACTTAAACTTGGTAATTTAATAAGCTTTTCGTCTTTATTGCACACAATTTTTCCTCATACAACTTAAAATATATTTTATACGCCCCTCTGTGTGGGGTAACTCATCCATGACTGAAGATATTAAATCAGATTCATGGGTTATCCCGTCATATAGTGACTTTTCTAATTTTTTACATATAATTAGAAATTCTCCGTCACATTTACCACAAGCTAAATTAATTCCACACATAGGTGACTTAGGTTTATCTTCTATTTGACATACATCGTCATTTATTTCTGTTTCTTTATATGCTCGTTTATTATGGCCAGACGTAAAATTTATAAGACTCCATTTAACTGCTAAAGATAAATAACTGAATAGTTTTGACCCCATTGTAGCATCAAAGCGCAAAATACATTCAAGGACTGTCCTATAACCTTCTTGTTCTAACTCCGCAGTATTGTCCCAGAATCTATGAATTTGATGACGATTGATAACTCCTTTAATAAGGTCTTGAAATTGCTTAGTATAAGGATTTATAACAGATGAGTCATGTGTTGCTTGAAACTCCCTAACAGCACTTGACACAGTTAATTCATCAAAGTAATTTGCCATTATAGTCTGTCCTCAATAGAGCGTACTGCTGCCAATGCTTTATTTCTTTCTGGGTAACTAGGAGACAATTTTTCAAGATATTTAATAATTTTCTTAATGTTAGATAACTTTGATAAATCCCTCCATCTATCAGGGAAATTAAAACGATCTAAATAATCTGATGCATCCTCTACTAAAACTTTCATATGCAATTTGATAGACTCATCAACAGTTGTCATCTTAGAATTTCCTCCACACATTTTTACGAACTCCTATAGTTCCTATTACTATTTGGTATCTTTCGTCTGTAGTCATCTCTACCCATATATCAAACCAATACGTCATTGGTTCTAAATCTTTTGTATCAGCTGGTACAAATTTAAAAATAATTTTACCTTTAGTTAAATCTGATTCTATTTGATCGTAACTTTTTTGATAAATTATTTGGCTATCTGGGTCACTTGCAACACTTTTAACTGTCATAGTAATACTTCTCGCTGCGCTAACATCTTCTTCGTTTTCAAGATTTACTATGAACAACTTTTGTGCTGAGCGTGCGATATCCCATTGTGTTTGTCTATAAGACATTTCTCCTCCTTCGAGACACGTTTCTTCAATCTGCTGGCTGTCGATAAAACTTTTTTCATGCTGTTCTCGCTCCGAAGCAAGGCATGTTTCGTCCTCATAGGCTTTGTCGATAATACCCTGTGCATGTTGTTGGTTCCTTTGCATTATTATAATACCTTAAAAATCAACCATGGAGAAGCGACAACTTGCGAAACCGTTATCAATGAAGTTCCGTATACTTTTTGGGGTCCAATACCGAATTTAGATTGGAAATCCCAAGTTGTTTCAGGCATAATTTGAATATAGCCACTAACACCTGAGTTTAAGCTAGTCAGCCTTAGATTATTACCAGCTGCATCCGCAACTACTAAACCACCAAAAGCTGCATTTATTTTTTCGACAACTCCACCTGTCCCTGTGATCTCAAATACGGTGTCACCAAGATTACCAAAAATAGGGCCAACGCCATCTATGTTAAATCCCAATAAAGAGTTTGATGTACTCCCACCACTAACAGAATTTATTTCAACAGCACTATCATTTTGACTTGTTTGAACACGAACGGATGAAATAACAAGTTGTGCACTATTTGCTATCCAATCAGACGCATAAGCTATACCGTCTAAATCTTGTCCGATAACTGCTGATGCAAACATTGGATCCCCAACTGCCGTTGAAACTGCGCCACAAACAGGAAGGCCTAACCAACCGTTTGCCTTGCTACTTTCGCTCATACTATAAAGCTTTATTTCGCTTGGGTATGTTATCCCAATACGTCCTGACATAATAAGAAGATTTCCTTCCCAGTTATAAGCAACTGGCAGTTCGTCTAATGGCCAGAAAGGTGCCACCAAGTTCAATTGGTTTTCAAAAGCAGCGTTAATTGTTGATACTATTTCATCCAAAGTATATTCTTGTGGAGTAACCCCAAAGTTGACTGTTACATCCTGAGATTGGTCTATTCTTAATTTCAAATCGCCGTATGTTAATGGAAATACAACGGGATATGTGATATGTCCAACTATTATACCCATACCATTTATTCTGTCAATTATATCCCATAATGTTCTATAAACTGGGTCAGTTCCTCCGTTGAGGTCTAACTCTTTCCAAGTTCCTATATCCCCGTCCAACCTAGATTGTAAGATCGAATTTGTAACAGATAATATCCAATCGGTTGTTAATGGAGTTGTTGCTGTAAGTATAGGGGGAGATGATGCTAAACCATAAGCAATTGGACCAAATGTTGGACCTGCATAATTATGACCACCACCAATTCTTTCATATAACCCAATATTTGCATAACCAGCATCAAGACCAAGATTATACCATGCTGATGATGCGGAAGTTGAGCTAACTCTAATTGACCCAAGGTATACTGCTGCTAGTGTATCAGGTGCTATACCTGCGAACATATTATCGGTTATAACTAAAACACCTGCGTCTAATGATGCAGTATATTCATAAGGGACGTGGGTTGTTCTAATATTATTAGCAACGGTATAAATCGGGATTTTATATTCACTATTTCCGTCAATTTGATAAACTTCAACAAGGTTTGAAAATCCGAAACGAACTCCAGCGTCAGTAATAACTGTTGATATTGTTGCGTCAGTTCCTGCGGCTAAAACTCTATTAATAATTCCGTCACCTATTGCAGGCGAAATAGTTGTTGAACTTGGGTCAGATAAAACTATCATTTCACCGTTTGGTGTTCCTGCTCCTGTTATACTTACTACCCAACCGTATTGCAAAACAGTTGCGTGTGTCCATGTAACTTGATCCCCAACAACAAATGCCCCAATGTTTGGGCTACCTCCATTCGTAATATTAAATCGACGAATGACCTGCCCTTTAAGCCTAACTGTATGTTGACCTTCAAAATCTTCTATTATTGCACCACAACCAGTTGTAGAATCAATAATAAAATAATCTTCAGCTAATAGTCCTGGCCATACAACTGGTAATGCATCCAAGCCAACCCGTGGTTTGTTTAAATGAGTTACTATTTCTGTTGGGGTTTTAACTGTATCGATAAATGTTGAAGCTGTAACACTCCAATCACAAAATCTAATATTTGTTTCCTCGCCATTACTTGTAAACAATTGTAATGAGTCGGTTGTTGGTGTAAATAATACTGATGCAGCTACAGCTAATCCGCCACTTACTCCAGCAAAATTCCATTGAGCAACTGGATTCATAGGTATAACTGATGTATTAACGATATTACCTGTTAAATAACTTGTTAACACGGTAAGACTTGGGAGATTTGTATAAGGTTTACTCATGTTAAGAGTAAAAGCACTTTCATCGCGCATAATATAAGCAGCCCAATTAGGATCAGATGAATCATATAAAACGTCACCCGCACCAACCGCGCTACCACTAGCATCATTTAGCCATAGCCTTGTACTTCCCCAACCAAATGATTCAGCAACGCAAGTCCCCAGATCACTTAATATAAGCAATGATGCTGATGTCCCTGAGCTTACTGTCTCAAGATTTAATTCCGGATTTGATCCACCAGTCGAACCAGCAGCTAATCCGCCAACTAAAGAGTTTAAAGACGAAGCTAATGCCGTATAAGTCGTGGCAGTTGGGGATACTTGAACGATACTTGTATTTCCGTTTAATATTACACCAAAAAGGTCATTACCATCAATGCCAACAGAACCATAGCCCCAATCACTACCAGCAACTGCACCATTTGTATGAGTACCAGCTCCAGTATCTTCCCAAAGGGTAAGTGTCATTGGCCATGGATCTAACGTTGTAAAGCTACCAAAAGTCACATCCCATGCAACTAACGTACCACCAGCGTTTCGTATTTTATTAACAGTAGCACGATCTTGATTTGGCGCGACATAACGTCCATCTAAGAAATTTAAAATAGATGTTCCCCAACTATTAAGATTCGTAATATCTGTTTCATATGCAGCTAATTGTTGCATATCTTTATAAAATCCAAGGTCGCTATGGGCGTTATTTGTACTATCCCATATAAGCGTGCAACTTGACCGGCCAGCGATTTGACTTGTAAGAATTACTTCGTCTGTTCCACTTACGCTTGCTGGACTATAATTTAAGCCAGAAGCTACCGCCTCACTATTAATTTGATTTGCAACTTCTATAGATGAAAGTAATGTAACTGCACCAGTGGATGTTATGGCGTACAAGTCAACCGCATTAATTGGATACCAGTATCCAATAGCAGAATCAATAAGAACTCCTCCCGCTATAGCTGACGGAGGAACATCCGCATAAATGGCTAAGTCCAAATCGCCTGATACAATATTGAAGGATTGAACAAAGCCCGATGCAAAAGTCGTATTATAAGGTAAGCCACCACCAACATCCCACCAGAGTATTTCACCTAGTTTATCTCCTACACGTGGGTAAGTGGAAGGAGTAGCGGGGTCAACACGGCTAAGATCATTTATTAAATTACCGATTGACGATCCACCCACAGTGAAATTTTCTCCAGGTATGACTGGTGCAGTTGCATTATCCCATCTATATAAAATTAAATATTCTGTAGTTGCTAAATCACTTTGGAAATAATGAATATCAAGTATTTCCCCTTGTGCTGCTGATGCTGTTCCAAGCATTGGAAGGCCAGCAATACCTTGTCTTGCTGCCCAAACTTCTTCTAACCCTGTTGTAAGGACAAAAGATGCTATACGTAAATCAGGGTCAACAGCGGGTAACATTAATTCAAAATGTACAGGTGCTGCCTCATGTCCTAATGGTATATTCGCGCCTGACCCATTACAACCATTTTGTAAAGCTAATTGAGATGTTGGACCAGTTATGTCACTTTCTAATTTTATTGCTCCGCCAGTATACTCAGCTCTTCCCTGATCGCCATATGATGACAATACGCTATTAATACGGCTAACGACATTTGATACTGGCCATGGATTCAAAGATACATCAAAATCAACAGTCCTATCAGCCCCACTATTCAATTGAATAATCATTTTATTATCAGTTAAGTCAGATGAGTCTAAAGTAAAACTATCTGAATTTGGTAACCATTGATCAACTGCACTTGCTAAATCAACGCCAGCCCATAATGTCCCACCAACAACAAATGGGTTTCCATAAGATTTTAATGTCATCCACTCTGACAAGCCAGGACCTGTATAATAATCATGTTGTACAACACCCGTTGCACTACCAGAACCAGCTAAAACTGTTCCAGCTATGTAAGGTCTTATTGTTCCGATTGGGGCAGTTACTTTTACTGCAGCGAGAAACCAATTCATCTCATCGTGGACATTTCCAGATGAGATTATTCCTGTACCACCTGAGCTACTTGAAATAGCTTCGGGGGTTCCACCACCAGTAAATCCACCATTTGTAGTTGGGACGCCACCTGAAATCAAAAATCTATCATTCATCCCAGCGGTCATAGCAAACAAAACTCTTTTCAAAACAGCTTGTGAACTAGACGTTCCACCAGTTAATGTACTTGTTGTTCCAAAGACACCTGATATTGTAGCCCCATCAACATAGCAACTACATGACTGATAAGTTTCAGTTGGCATAACAGCAACTGGTTCAGTTGCCATAATACCTGGACTTTGCTCAAAATATATGCCGGAGGAACCACTTAACTCAATCTCAAAACGTCCTCTGTTTGAGTAAATACGTCCTGCTTCTGGGTTTCCTGCTAAAGGAGTATAATAAAATTTATGATCCTCATTAAAGTTTACCGATAGCAGGGTTAATGCGCCAATAATTGTTGCGCTTGTGGACCCCTCTATAAAATTAGTAGTAAATGTTGTATTGTCAACTTTAAGCTTTAAGTTTTTGCCACCTATGTTCCAACCAGGAGCAGGTTGAACATCGCTTGTTAATTGTGCTGATGTACTGGCAACTATAGCAAATGGTTCTAAGATACCTGTTTCGCCATTAATTAATGCTGACCCTGCGTCACTCCCGGGTTCTAAAGATGTCCCAACTGTTGAGAATCCAAGAAATTCGTTTGCTGTACTTCCATCACTTAATGGGCCAATTTGTAATTCACTAGACGCCCCTGCTGTATCCCCAATAAATTGCAAACGCCCATCGCCTAATAATGAGACTGTAGCCCCAATAATAGGGTCACCACCTTGGGAACCCTGACCTTCTATAAATCCGAGAGTTGGTAATGCATTCCCACTTATTATAGTAATAGTCGATGATGCTCCCACAACACTTGATCTAAAACGAAGAAAATAATTAGCTACAGGAGGTGCTCCGAATGTAAAAGTTATATTATCAACAACCATCGTTAATGAGCCAGTTCCCAAAATAGTAAGCTGAGATCTGAGCTGAGTAATAATTTGGGTTTGGGTTAAAGTCCCGGTGGCTGGGGAAGCAACTTCTGTAAATGTACAAGTTTCCTGCGCTGTGGCAGTTGCTGTATTTGATTCAACTACAATGCTTAATCCAACAACGGGATAAAGATCGATACCAGGGTTTGATGCATATTGAGACGCTACAACACCCGCTTGAGAAAATGATCCATCGCCATTTAAAAAATCAACAATTTCTGCTGGCGTCCAATACCCAAATGGTATTTCAACATGTTGATATTCTGATATTGCTCCTGTAGGCTGTACCTTTATAAGCAAATGACTATTTACGTCACCAGTTGTGACTGTATGATTTATGTCTGTTCCGTATGCTTCATCACCTACATTAAATCCCGTTCCTGTTAATAAAGCAGCGGGGTTTGATGATGATACAACTCTCACATGGGATACCCCAAATGATGTTGCAGTTGATCTGGAATTACTAAATAATTTAATTTTAGCTTGATAAGCTGGTGGGGACGATACTAAAATCGATTCAACTACTGCGTACCCTAATTGAGCAAGTGCTGCTGCATTTATTTGTCCAACAACATCACTTATAAGTAAATTTGCTCCTGAAAAAACAACCGTTATAGTGACATCATCAATTAAAATATTAGCACTAACACCATCAAGAACCACTATACCATCCGATAATGCAGCCCCTTCAACTATTGCGGATACGCCCCAAACAACTCCGGCACCAGATACTTTTCCTCTTGTTGCACTACTATCAAATTCTATGTCTGTAAGTTGTCCGTCAACATCTAAAACTAAATGTTGGTTAGTTCCAGGTGGTGGTTGATAACCTACAGGAAGCGACCTTAGTCCAGTGATAACTGCTTGTTTGTCAATCGAATCCTCATTAATACCAAATTTTAATTGGGCTTCATAAGTCCCTGTTGACATACCAATAGTATCGATGAAAACAGCATATTGATTTGATGAAGATAAATGATTTGCTGGCGTCCAATTAAGGACAGTTCTTTTATCCTTGCGAATGGATACCGAACCGTCGGGCCAGCCAGTAACTCCATTAACTAACTTACCATCTAACTCGCCACATTGAAATACTAAATAATCTTGAGATCCCTTTGGTATTTCAGCACTTTTAAGAGTATACTCAAACGATAGTAGGTTGTTTGCGTCAAAATCTGATATTGCATCTTCACTTCTGACAAACAAATTACCTTGTTGATTGAAAATAAGACCGTCAATAGAAATATTGTTCCATGTGTCCCTAAAGTTACGTTCCATTTGATTAGTAACAATTTCATCAAAAAGAATATCATAATGCGAGTTGTTTTCATCTGTTGATGGGACTCTCCATTCAACATAATAAGTCCCAGTCTCATAACGTATTGGACCACTAAATGATACAAGGACACTTGTCTGATTGTTTTCAGGAGTTATTATTATTGGTCCAAAACTATCAGGGTCTACTAATTCGCCATTACGATAAAATCTCATAAATAAACGAACTAAGTTCCCCTCCCTTGCATTATAACGGTCATGGATATATGACATTACGAACCTTTATTTTGGGGCTTTTTCTATTAGTTCAAATAGTGTAGGGAGCTGCTCAGAAAGTAGAGACATAATTCTCCCAAACTCAGAAAACTTCAGCCATGCTGTAAATAGTCCACCAGTAGAAACAGCTACTGCAGATACAGCTATAATTAAAATTTTCTTTAACCATGGTGGCATCTGTTCTTCTTTTATTTTCAAACAAGCGTCAATCTTTTCATCAAGCTTTTTTTCAATTTGTTCCAGCTTATGAACGCTGTCTTCTGGATACCCATTAATTTTGTTCTTCAAAGTGCCTAAAGTTTTTTCTACTAAGTCTCTGAATTTTTCTTCAACCCGTATTTTTTCTTCTTGGGCTTCGCGTTCTAGCTGCTTAATTTGATTTTTCAACGTGGAGTTTTGAGTTTCCAATAGGTCATGTTCGGACATAATAACGCCCCTTCTATTTTTTATATTTTAAAATAATCAAACATCCTGGTTCCCCATTAGGGACCGGAATAGCGATTATTTCTGCCTCCCCTCCTGACAGTGGGGCTACGTAATTGTCTTTTTTAATCAATTCGTTTTTTTTCATGGACTCAAGTGCTATACAATTATCACAAGGTTTTTCATTTCCTAATAATTCCCAGCATTTTATCCCTACCATATCTTTACTATTTTTCAAAGGGCTATCTGATTTTTTTATTATGCCGTATGCATATTTATTTAACCATTTAATTTTAAGTTCTGACCCAATAAAGATAACAGTTTCATCTAATTCGTCAAACAACGTAAGCATAGCCCTAAGAATGCGATTAGATTCATAGCCGCCAAGAAGGTCTCTAATCTTCTTGGCGTGCTTATATTTATCTTTTAGATCCCTATTTTCTTCTTTTAATTTTTCTTCTTCAGTCATGTTAAATCACCTATTTAAGATATTAATTTACCACGACGATTGCTTGAGTATTCAATATACACTTTCAAGAGACGAACATCTTTTGAATAATTAGCGGCTACAGTATTGTCACGGAATATCCTAATCAAAGCCATTTTGTCAGATGTCATATCATCGGTGTCAATTTCAATTAATGTATTATGAACCGTCAAATTTGATTCAGCTAATGATACTGTTTCTTCCTCAACGTCAGTTGTTGTTGTCCCAGCACCAAAGGTAAATGCATCAGCTATATTAACAGCTTTGTATTCAATTTTAAAACCAACAGTAGTATCACCAGCATCGGGTGAGTCCCCAAACCAGTCTAAACCAATAAGCATATCTTGTTTTGGAGTAAAATCATTTGGTATTCTAAAAGCAAACTTAACTTGTTCATCAGTTGTAGGATCAAAATCAAGAGTTGTAAAGTCATCCTCAAGTGTCATACCTGGGGGATTTGTAATAGTTAAATTAAACGCACTAAGGTCAACCTGATAACTTCTTAGTGCTGTTTCAACAGGAGGTGTAGTTGCGTTTTCAAATCCAACACTAGTTAAAACAGATCTTTCAGATAAAGCAATTGATTCTCTTGAATCAAGAGTAACTGTGTTAACTGTACGGGTTCCGTCATCATATATGATAACATCTTCATTCTCGTTAAAGTACAAGTCCATGCTGTAATCTTCAGCATTATCAGCCAAAGTATCAGCATCAATTATATGACCGTCAGCTCCAAACAAATATTTTGTTCTTGTGCTACAACCTGTAATAACGCCTGTTTGTTGGTTATCAAACAATTCAACTTTTAAGGGTTCTACCAACCTGTAAATATCACCCATATTACGAACGCCGTCAATGTATTCTTTATGAACCATTTCGGTTATAGCACCGACCTCTATTTCAGCATCCTCTGTATGGATTGAAGTACGGAAACAAGCCATTGAACCGTCAAGGTAATTTTCAAAACTTGCTGCGCCATCATCTCTTGCTCCAAAAATAACATCGGCAGTTGTATTATTTATAGGACCAGCAAAGGCTGTGGAATCTTCTTCCCCATTTACCCATAAATAAACATTACCTTCATCAGTCGACCAATATAATGCAACATGAACCCATGTATCATCAGGAACGGAATAGGATGAAATTAACTCACCAGCAATTGCGTTTGTATTAAACTGAACATGAACAAAGTTGTCTGCGGCACCACCAGCTAAGTCACCAAGTCCGATTTCATATCGTGCGATACCTTTACTTATCAAGGTTTGGTTTGATGCATCGGCGTCTGCCGTCTTAAACCAAAAACTCGTGTACAAACCGTCAGTTGGTCTAAATGCTGCCGTCGCACCTTCACCAACAAGGTGTGTACTTATTCCGTCAAAGTCAAAGAACGCATTTCCTGGGCCAGCTCCGGTCTCATCCCAACTTGAATTACCTGCAGAAAAAGTATCAGGAATTAAATATGCGTCATAATGACGACCAGTTTCAGTTGGCATAACAAAGGCAGTTGCTTCATAAAAGCGAGCAATTGTGTTTGTTGCGATTGGGCCGTATTTGATACCTACTTTAGACGCAGTCATATACGCAAAATTATCTGCTGCTCCTGCTGCATAATCCGCTGCAATAGAAATATCAGTTGCAGTTGATTCAACTTCTACAAAGTTGGCAACATTGTTCTCGTCGTCAGTATCATCCATGCGCTGGCCATTAATCCAAATCTCGCATGAGCTTTCTGAATCGCCTTGGTTACCTCTATAAATAGCCAAGAAATGAAACCAATTATCTAATCCAATTTTACCAGTAACTGCTGTAAGCAAGTCAGATACTTTTCTACCAAGATAGGTATCAGTACCAGCTTGACAAACACTATTATCAAAAACATTAAAAATTAAATCATTTCCGTCAAAATATAGTCTGAATGTTTTCTCATCGGCTGCTGCAGCAACGCCAGCATCGTACTTACAAAAAACAGCTTGTGTTCCTGTTAATGATTGTGGGAGTATTGATCCAAACAACGTAAAGCCAGCGGATATAAAGTCCATGTCGCTATCAGCATGACCATAATCGCTAGTTCCAGCAATACCAGTAAATGGCATAATAAGATTTGCGAATACTGCTCCAGCCCCAACATATGTCATGTCATTAGCTTGGGTAGAAATATCGGTTGTACCGTCATTCCAAATCCATGATCCGAATGGACCCCACTCATTTGAAAATTCAGCAGACGGATAACCGAAACGTGCCCATAAAATATCAGCGTCAATACTGAAATAAGTATGAGGGCGAACGGAATGAGCATCAATATATCTCATAGTTGGTTCATTATCATTATCTATATGAGTCATAGTCAAACGGCTATCAGTTGATGTCATAATTGAGATATCAGAACTACTAATCTCATCATTTCTTGTATAAGTAACAGATGCATGGGATTCGATAGTATCAATCAAATTATATCCGTGGAGGCTCGGTCTATCAACTCCAGATACTAAATCACCATTAAAACCAAAAAGGGCAATTTCACCATAATCTGAAATGTCTATTGGTGATGTATTGACAACAAACGAGTCGGAATTTATTATTGGTCCGATACCCATTTCAGTAACGCCCGTTGCTGCAATTGTTCCAAAAACTAATGGTTTAAATGTATTTGGAATCCACTGAGCATCGCTAAACAAAAATGTAGCATCTTTAAGGGTAAGACAAACACTTTCGATACCTTCCCATTTGATGAAAGTCTCTTTTGTTTCCTGAGTATAAACCAATATAGGGGGACTAGCCGCTTGTACCTCAATACCTGTTGGTGTTCCTGATTCAATACCTGTAAGGGCGGATGAAATCTGTGACCATAAGCCACTGTCACGTCCTGATATTGGTTCACGATATTGAAATACGCCATTTTCGTCAAAGAACAACGCAGAGTCATTCAAAAAGTCAATTGCGTAAAGTCCGTCACCGTTTGTACCAGAAACAGTTACAAACAATGTTGCATTTAGCATTTTGGCGTCAGTAATTACATTATCGGCTGTTTTAGCAGCAGCCATAAGAATATTCATATCACCAGTAGCATCAGGAAGTTTGAACATCATCCAAGTCTGATTTGTCACTGGATCAATAAGCCAAACTTGATCATCGTTGTTACCTACCAACAATTTGTCAGAAGGCGCTTGAGTTTCATGAGACCCACTTAGAACCTCACGGTACCATGATAATCCTCTTAGAGCGGGTCTTTTGATCCAACTTGGATCACTGTCAAACAATGCATTCCAAATAGAAGCTTTGTTGAATTCTGGGTAATTAGCCATTATAGTTTCTCCTTAACTTTGTCTAACCGTAAATTGCCCTTCGCTAACTGGTGAAGCGTAATAAGCATTGAACGATAGTGCTTTGGGCATAAACACTACTTGTTCACTACCTATGAGTCCTAAGGACCCCGGACTATAATACCAAATTGTATAAACTTGAGGATCAGAATCCTCTGTGTCTTTGTTTTCGGGAAAATTCCAAGATTCTTGATAAGCAAGGGATATAGTATCTAATTTAAACTCTGGTAGTTCCCCTGCGAGATCCGGATAAGAAGGAATAGGGTTTCCTGTTTGACCACCCACCCAGACTTGTCCTGATGGATCCGAATTATAAACAGCAAAATTGAACATTGCTTGGTCACTATTGCGTTGAACATAAGCATAAATTTGAAGACCAGACAAAAAGGCTCCCAATGCATCAATAGGTATTACTTGAAGCATATATGTCTGCCCTAATCTATGATATACTCTATCCGCCATTATTGTCCATTCCTATGAATAACACTTTGGAAATTCCAAAGTTCATTATAAGTAATTTGTCTAGCAACAAGTAGCTCAACTAATGCAGCAACAGCGCCAGCTTTTGCCTCCCCAACATAAAGACGAAGAATCGCTCCATCTTTATAAGCGGGTATATCTGTATTGAATGCAGTGGTTGGAGCCGGAACTGTAGAATCATAATTACCTGGTAATCGCATTAATTGCATATCAAATGATGTTGTAGCAGTTGTTTCAGTAACGCCTTGCCAAACATCAGCATTCCATGCCATTTCACCACGTGTAACACGACGTTGTCCGAAGTCTGCCGCAGCAGCTAATGAATTCATTAATTGCGCCAAATCACCATAAAGAAGAACTGCTTTAAACATGACTCCTTGAACTTGGGAGGACATAACAGTATCAACCTGATGTTTAATATCTTTTAACTCAGCAGTAAGCTGAGGTGCCATTAGAACTAAAGGGTTAGCAATAATTCCAGATGTTACGCCTGCTAAGGTACAACCTGGAGGAAAAAACATATTGTTTTCATAAAACAAATTTGTATTATCCTCATTATTTCTTTGGTGTACGGAAGCAAATCTGGCTGATGCTGCAACATTTCCAGCAACAATACCAGGTGTTGTTCCACCGCCACCTAACGCCCCAGTAACAGCACCGCCACCCCAAACAGCGGTAACATTATAAACTAAATATTTATTATTGCTGTATCTTCTCGCGACAATAGCCGTTCCTAATACTGCATCGGTTATTACCTCGCCCCGGACAAATCCAGGAACAGGAATATTAGCAGTGAAATCAAGTTCCTCAACACCTAATCCTGGCGCACCTGTAATATATTCCCCCGGAGTAAATCCAGGGTTAGTTAAAAATTGATAACTTACACAAGTTGTTGGTTGTAATGGGGATTGAGGGAGAAGCGGAATATGAACATCGACTTCTATATAATATCCCTCTGCAGACAAAGTGGGATTATGAACTTGTCCAAAATCCTCAGATGCAAGAGGTGCTATTCTTCTAAGATTATGTTTATCTAAACGGTAAATTGCCATTAAAACTCCTTCTCCCTTTTTATCTTGTCATAAACTCAATTAAAAAAATTGTCGTTTTTAATTAGAAAAAATTAACGGATTTAATACGGCTATTTAACGCAATAGTAAACCATTTTATTTTTCATCATTCCTTGTCATAACCCATGTCTGAGTATCTAAACGCCAATTATCCATATTTTTATAGCCTCTAGTTGTTATAATAGACTTTTGGGATTCCTCAATTTGTTGAGTAACTTGATTTAATTCATTAACAGCGGTTTCTCGTCTCTGTAATAAAGATGTTATCCCATGTTTCTCTGCTGTATTAAGCTGAATAACTTCAGGCTTTTTATCTTTTTTTGCTTTAGTCATTTTATTCTCCTACGTGTTTTTAATAATTATCTTTTACAAGGATGCCACGAGATCCATTATCATCAATAGATTTAATTGCCCATGTACTTATAGACGGGCGAGGCGATGTGGAACTATATGTATAATGATGTTGTTCTAACGTTCCGTTAGATCCAAACTTAGCTATATCAAATAAAATGTAGGCTGGGGCTCCGGACAGAGTTCTTAATCCCAATTGGAATGTAGCTTCATCCCCAACTGCAACTTTTTGTGATATTGTTCCCCAATACCCTTTATCTAATCTAACTATTATTTCTGGGGAAGGGTCCCCTATAGTACCATGTAGATGATATCCTACAGATACATTCATTCCAATTCTTACAAAAGCATTTTCAATAACGTGAGCAATTATGGCCATATTATTGGTATACGACTCTAATGGTCTCACTACTGAATCATCATAATCCAAACTACTCGCTAAATTCAAATCCGTATTAATTGTAGCAGTATCAAAAATATGTTGGGCACCATTTTCACAAGTAAATTGTACGTAACTGTCATAGTAACTTAATGACATAATAAATTTAAATCCTACTGAATTAAGTACCATATTATTAATAAAAAACTTTAATCCATTAGCTCCAGTCCCACTGAGAGTAAGAGCTAATTGGTCCGGCCCAAAAGATGTGGAGCCACCTACCCATTGAGGGATGATAGGATTTGAATAATTTGATCCAATAACATTGTCACGCGCTTCTTGCATCAAATTCCTTTGTACCAAAACGTCAACATTATCGAAATCCGATAGGTTCGCCGAATCTGTAGCAGAAGCTATATTATTTGTGAAAAGAAAATGAGTTTGAATATTATCATATGTACCCGCTGTAGGCCAATCAATCTTAATTTCGTTATCAACAACATTAAGATCATTCCATGCCCAATCTTTAGCAACAGTTAAACCTATTTCGCTAAAACAGTGAACGCTTGCAAAAGGAATCCCTTTAACTACGTCAGGGCGGTTATAATCTGATAGGCTTGTATAATAAGATATTACTTTATTATCATGAACATTAATACCTGTTCCCATAATTTTAGGTGATAATGTCGCTACTAAGTCAGGAGTTTCCATACATAAAAATGACCATGAAACAACCGACCCACCATAAACGAAAGCCATTTCATCTTTCATGACCCCATCTTTGGTTGTACCATTGTACTCATACCATTTAACTATAGGAATGTTTCTAAACGCATAATCTGGGTTATTGCCCATCCAACAATCAACTAATGTATTGTTCCCAATATCTAGCCCAACAACATCTGTTCTACTAAAAACGCCTCTGAAAGCTTCTAAACGACAAAGATTGAAAGATCCTGGGTATCCAGGCGATGGATCTCCGACTGCTACATTACTTAATGCCCCATCACCTGAGAAACAACGTTCTAATTGATTATCATTAATTTTAGAGTTAGATATTTTCCCTGTAGTAACAACGCCTGTAGCTGATTGGAAACCGTCAAGATATGATAATAAAATATTACCACCGAGCCCACCATCTAAATCCCCAGCCCCTGTACCTATTCTCGCATCACTTCCATTACCAGCTTTGCAGTTCCTTAATTTATTATCCGAGAAACTAAAATTCCTCATCTCTGTATAAGTACCTTGAGTATGGAAAGTACCAATCCATGAGCCACCACGGCCACCCGCCATTTGATTGCCAACCGTACTAACGCCAGAATCACCGGATACACAATTTATAAAATCATTGTTATCAACGGTTAATTCATCGAAATGTTCATAAGTACTCTCCGGTGCCGAATTAGAAAGGAACGGGACAAAAAACCCACCTTGCCCTGGTCCTGTATTATCTCCATTAGTACTTATATATTCGCCAGCATCAAAGTCAGTTGCAACTTCAATATTTGTTCCACGTTTAGCGATACAATCTTTAATAGTATTGTCTTGAACGCTTGCTACCCTATTGTATTCTGCCCTTGTGATAATGCCGTCATCGGATGTCGCGGTACTACCTATCTCCCAGGTATTCCCAGGGTACCTTAGATTTGCAACAATAGAACAAGTTCCAGCTCGTGAATATGTAACTTCTGCGCCTGAGCCATAGCCTGATTCAAAACCAGTTATGTCATTATTATCAATTTTATAATTTTTAACGCCAGTTAATGCTGCAAAAGCAACATTCCCACCGACAACTGGTAATGCAGCTCCACCCTGGCTATAAATATCAGTGGCGGATGCATTACCTGCTATGATATTGCTTGCATTATCATTTTCAATACGGACATCATCACTAAAGAATCCACGGTATACACATAATTCGTCACCATCTGTTTTAGCATCAGCCGCAAAAAATACTTCATGAGTATATGGGGATCCAATTTTCTTATATATATTTTTATCTGCATTGAAAGACAAGCAGCTTTTAAATGTTACTAGTGCATGGAATAATCCATCATCACGTGTCCATACATCACCCGTATAATCATCAAAACCAACATTAGAACATATATTATTGTGCCAAATAACTTCATTAAGCCCAATAAAATCAGCACAAATGCCACGCATACACATGGGATTAAGCCAACGTTCTCCAGCTTCTGGCGGAATCCAGTATTTACCACTAAAGGTATTATCTAGTATTATAGCTATATTGTCATAATCATATTGTTCCACGTCCCCAATGGTAGTTGCGAATTGGCCACTAACCCCTCTGATGCATAAACATTTATTGTCTAAGAATCGTAATGACCCTTGCTGATAAGAATAATCATTTTCAGACGCAACTTGGAATCCAGCATTTATAGCGATATATTTGTCGCTAGTAACTGTCTCCCCTGAATACATTAAGTCGTCACCTACAGAAGTACCTCTTCCTGGCCATCCATCATTGAATAATTTAATAATAGCAACAGTATTAACTGCTGGACCAGTTATTTCAACAATTTGTCCAGCTTGACCATTACCAAAGAACAAGAAATCATTTTCACCCAAGCCAAGACCACTCACATCAGCATCATATGTTTTCTCACAGAACAACATGCCCATTTCGACATTTTTTGCTCTGAAATCGCAATTTGTAATAGTTACATCAGCGTAATTATTGACTTTAGCCGATGCAAATCCTAAATCTGCATCTGTTGACCCAGTATATGATTGCCAAAGTTCTTTAACATTGTCGAATGTTGTGTTTAACATTCCTGTAATACAAAATGGGACTACCTCTATTGGCTCAAATGATCTCATTGTGGGAGAAAATACTTCAATGTTTTTGAAGGAACTATCTACCAATGCAGGACCGATACGGTATTCTGATATATCATAATCATATTTTCTAAAACTTCCATAATCAAGAATATCATGAGGCATATCAACCAAATAGGCAGATTCCTCTTCTAAACCGAGGAAGAATGTTGGGTCAACAGTACAGTCCTCGACCTTAATACCAATATTAAATCTACCATTATTTGGTGTGGTTATGTCCTCATCGTGGAACCAAACAAGACGATCATTAAACTTGCAATTTTTAAATTTTAGTCCATAAAACCATGATTGGTTACCATTAACTTTCTCAGCAACTACAATACCATGCTCATTGTGAGTATCTTCAAATACTTCATAAGGAAGCCAACCGCCAAACGTAATATTATCGAATGATAATCCAACATCTAACCCTTTAATTCTTTTGTCTGATGTTTCATTCGCAGACGTACCTGTCATGATGGTACTTATGTCGAGACCACCACTTGCCCCATCAAGTTTAATTAAACCAGCATGGGTATTGAAAATTACTCCGTTTTCTCCTAAAATTTTAATCTCAGACATCTCTCTGCTGAAATCTCCTTCGTGGTCAAACGGGTATGTAACGGTTTTAATTTCTTGTGTACTTGCGGGTGCCCCACCATGCGTAAGATAATCGCCTGTATTAAATCTACCTACTGATAAAACAACATCAACCCATGATTCTACAACATTGTCAAAACGCTCCACTACATGACCATGTGCGTTATAATCAGGGTCTCCTGCAGCACCATCAGAAGTATAAACTTTTAATCCTACAGTAAAAAGTGCCCCAATAGTCCCTGTAAATGTCATTCGATGGCGTGGGAAATATTGCCCAGCCTTAAATAAAATAGTCCCTTTTGGTTGTTGTTTAACATCAACAATAGTAAATGTTGCTGTACTAAGGGTGTCTTGAATAACATCCCCTATTATAACTCTTGACCCTTCCATCAAATACTTATATGTATTTGCTGGCCATGGTGCTGCTGCCGCACCAACAATCAAAAAATTATGTTCAATATAGGCTGCAGCTGCTGCCACATTCTTTGAAAGTATCTGGCGTGGTGCTGCCATACTACCCGCGCCAGCCAAAGGACCGTCAAGGGTAACATAACCGAAACGTCCATCTGGACTAACCGCTGTATCAACTGTATTGCAAAAGGAGGCTGCGATATCCCACCAATAATCATTTGGCGTGAATATTCTATAATAATCTGCTAATTCACCAACCAGCTCACGGTTAGAATCGCCACCACGTTTGACAAGCAAACCTCCTGTATCACTAGATGCTGCGTATCCGTGTGGACGTTGTTCTTGTATGTTCCAAGCGATAGCAGCTGAGTCACTAAAATCAGTCCTTGCTCCAAAGAGAAGGACCATGCTATTATCGCTAATATCACCAAGAACTAATTCTCGAGCAATGCCAACATAATTATCGGATTCGTCTTCTGTGACTGTAACAATTCTATGTGGACTAGCCCCATCAGCATAAATAACAAACGAGCTATTCCCATTCACTGCGTCAAATTGAGGAATTGTATGTCTTATGTCCCCAACATTTGTCGCTGGATCAATGTCTGAATAAACACCAAAGCTAGTTCCTTCTTGCCATTGAACAATAGTCCGTGCGGCTACATTAGCCTCAAAAACCAATTGAGTTTGATCTGCGCCAACAGTATCATATGTCAAAAAGAAGGCAAATGGTGTTCCTGCTGCCCCAGCTGGTTCGAAAGAAGCACGGACAACTGAATCAATCTGCCATTCAAATGGTTGGGTAACCGCAGCAAGGTCTGATTCTGCAAACCAAGTTGTGTTCATGTTTGTAACTTGACGAGTTGGGACACTTCCTGCCCCAATATTTGTTTCAACTCTATCATCAATTTGGAGATTAGTGTGTGAATATGCTAAAAATCTCGTTAATCCAGCAGTATTTAACCAAAAACTATGAGATAGAGCATTATGTTCGTATGCTAAATTAACACCAGCAAGAAAAGAAAATTCATATTGAAATTTTGAAGTCGCACCTGTCCCGGAATATTCTAACTCAACTTCAACATCTGCAACATTATCAAATGTTATAACGCTAAAATCTGTTCCTTCATGAAGCATTAAATGTGCTGGCTCATAATCATAATCGCCACTTGAGCTTTCAATTATACCACTAAAGGAAAATTCATTGCCTCTATGTGTGAATAATTCAACCCCACCAATTGAAACATTTTCTCCTAATATTGTCCACGCCCATGAATCAGGGGTCCCTGTTGAATTATCTGCTGTCATTATATATTCAACCCGTAATGGTTCAGTCGCACTATATAAAACGCCACTAATTGGGCCTCCGTCCCCTATTACAGATCCTTCTGGCATTTTAGTAAACCATTGAATACCAACTTGTGAAGTTGCTGTATTTGTAGGATCTCCCTCAAATTTTATACCTTTAGAGAAATCAGATGTACTAATTAAAACAGCGTCATCGAATCTCTTTTCGCCAAGGAAGGCGGATTGGACGACGTCATCTGACCCCCAAATAATTCCGTCTCTCATCTCAAGGATGTCGCGACGTATGGTTCTCATATCATCTGCGAAATTTAATAAGTAACGATTTGAAACAGGTGCATAATGACTATCACCTTCAGCCCTTAATTCAAGACCCCACTCTAAATTTCCAGGTTCATCTGATCTTATTCCGTATGGGACTTGAGCAAGTTGCATCTGTCCTGAATAAAATCCAAGAATGTCAACAACCCACTGATCTGTAGTTGTATCAACTCTGATATAAGCGCCAGAAGCAGCATCAACACCTGAAAAAATTAATCTTCCAAGTGTAGTTCCGCTTAAAGACCAATATGTTCCACCAATCGCACCTGCAATCCCTGTTGTTTCTTGCTGGAGAAACTGAGTAATAATTGCTGGTGTCCAATCATAAGGTGCACCGGCTGTGTTCAAAGGGGCAACCGTTGGATCAAATGTAAACGATCCAGTAATAACACCAACACCTGTTGGCTCGTTAAGAGTAATATCAATATTACGGAATGCTAAGTCAGCTAAACCAGTTTTTACAACATTAGTTCCAGCTCTACCAAACCTTGTCCCAATATTATAGATACCACCAATAGAAGGAGCAACGATAGCCCCAGTTTGAGGATGCCATTGGTTAAAAAGTAAAGACGTACCTGTTTCGGTCTGTCCAACTAAATGTGGGTCACGAATAAAATCATCAGCCCAGCCCGTTGGGGATAGACTCAATGTTCCTAATCCATGAGTTAAAATATAAGACGATGGGGAACCAAGCCCCCATGTTACTAATCCAGGCATAAGCGACCTCTATTCTTTAGTCAGGGATAACGCCTGTTTTTGCTTTGTAAACCCTTCTTGAGGGTTGAATCGTCGTAGCATTTCCATTGGCGTCTTGTAATTCAAAATCAATATGACTTCCAGCCGCAAGATCACCCTGACCAAATTTGCGAAGTTCATTGGAAGCTGCGTCAATTTGTTCTTCACCCATTTGCAAATTCTGGAATGCGCTGTCTGTAAAACGAACAACATCAAAGTCAATCCAGATATCATCGAAAGCACCAGAAGCGGAGCCTATTCTAATTTTACCATTACGTCCAAGATCCGCAGTTGTTACAGCAAACGTTGCCGCATCCAAAAGGATATAAACTCCATTTGGAAGTGTTAACCATGGCGAAATACTTGGAGTTAATACTGAAATGTTAACCCCAGCCACTACAACAAGTGCAGTCATTGGAAGACCACCAACAATATTAGCTAAAACAACATTAGCGGGATAATAATCCACCATAAAATCTCCTGCAATTAATGGTGTTGGGTCAACTGATACGCCAGCAAGACTTATTTCAGGACGAATAACATAATCAACCCCAACCGCTATTTCAATTTTTGTTCCAGTTTGTATACTCATTTATTCTCTCCTCCAAGGTTTATCTTACTAAATTTTATTGTCGATTTATCTGGCTTATCGGTCATAATATTACTCCTTTGACCCAATTAATATAACTTGTTACCTCCTCTCAAAAAACTCTGTAAGTACTTGATTTCGCTAACCAAACGAGATCGTCCAAAGAAACGAATATGCGACAGCTTGAGTCTTTGTAATTACGCCAAAAACTTTGCGTGCGACTAAATTCCATGTATTGTTATGGGAACTATTTAACTGCCCGTCTGAATCCAAAAACCATATTGCGTTTAAGGGGTCTCTTAGTCTTGAGAAATAATCTTTAGGTAAAGCCCTATAAGCTCCTGCAGCAAAAGTCCCCGCAGATGTTAATTGCGCCCCATTTATATTACTTACTCCTGTTGATGTCGGGTCAACAGTTACACCTGCCCTATCATCAGGAGATTGAACAATAATGTTTTCTCCTGTAATCAACCCTGCTTCAGTAATCCAATTTCGAGGACGCTGTCCATAACCATAATTTCGTTCCTGGTTTATCTCGGAATCAGCTGGAACAGTGCATTTAAACTGAACCGAGCTGCCATCAGGGAAAGATACTCCATCATCACGATCTAATGGATATCTGCCTGTCTCGCTAAATAAAGCAGAATTGCCTTCATACATTGCAGGATTACCACCTTGCACTGTAAATCTATTATCAGTAACCGTTGCTAGTCCTGAATAACCCCAAGGAACAACGCCATTAAGGACAGGCTCATATGAAAAAGCATTTGGCTGATGTAAGTTAGGATATCTGGCGACTGTTCCACCACCTGGCCATGAATAACCTGGCGTTGTTGCGTCATACGGTTCAGCTGGTAATGTTGGAATATCATGAGATGCTGCTGGGTTATAATCTGTCGCAACTAATCCATTAGAATCATTAGCGTTAGCGGTAACATCAGATGGGTCAACTAAATGTCCCATATTGCCAAAACTCATACCTGTAATACCTAATGACATCAAAATAGCGGCGTTGACGGCTGCACCTGTTGGTTCATGCCAGTAACAACGATTAGTATTCTGATCAATAAGTGCAACAACGTCACCTGTCAAAACATCCGTTGATGTGGGTACACCACCAAAAACATCAAGCCTACTTAATGAGTTTCCTAATCCATAAACATCTTCTGAAAATGGATAATTATATGACCCAACATCAGTACCGCCTAAATAGTCTTGACCAGCATATGCAGTCCAATCAGCTTGAAAACCTGCAGTCGTCCATGCTTTGAGATTCTGGGCAAATAAACGAGATGCGACTAAACGAGATCGAGGCATAATTGTATTATTACCTAAATCAATTGTCTCAATCACTGACCCGTCATCTGAAAGGACATTAACTGTTAACCGCCCTTTTAACTTAAAATCAATTTTATCAATCATTTTTTCTCCAATTTTTCAGCTAATGGACGACTAAAAATAGGGTCTTTGCTGATTTGTATTTCGTTTAACGTTCCAACATTGTGTAATGTAGAGATTTCTTTACCTTCTCTACTCAAAGTTATAACGTTTAAATTTTCTCCGGATGGAGGAATTTTGTCTTTAAAGTCTGTCATGGTCCACCTACATAAAACACACCATGTGTCCATTGATTAATAGTAGCCTCCGGGACTAAATACGGTGCGGGGTGCGGAGGAGCTATAATTAAAGGGTCATAACTACTTCCGATTTCAATTACACCCTGTAAATAATATTTTGCTGTATGATCCATTAAATTTATATTGGTTAATTCATCATAAGATGTTAATGAATTTAATGTCATAGTCTTCCAATCAGACTTAAATGATGTTTGCAAATTTGTTGCGGCCTCAGAAGCATTTAAAGTGGCAAAAATATTACCACATGTAGCTGATGCAACCCCACTAGATATTTTAAGTGGATCTCTTTTTGGCATTAAGTAAATTCTATCATTTGCATCATCAACACCAATAATTGTATAATAACAATCAGGGGCAGGAAAAGCCACTGAGTCTGTTTCAAAAAAATCGCCAGGGCTAACGTTTGACAGATTAACAACTCCGGCATACTGGACGATACCCGTTGCTTGGGTATAAGTCCAGTTAGATCCTGCTGTATTATCATAAACTTTAGTTGCCCCGTCAACAGATACTTTTAAAAGTATTAAAGGATAAAATTCATCAGCAAACGACCTAACACCACGATATTGATTTAAGTATGTTTCGTCAAGCATAGCATTACCGCTCGATACTGTCGTCTTACCAAGCCATCCCCAAGTTCGATTGCTTGGGGATGTTTCTGGGCCATAAGGTATAGGAATTCCTGCTGGATTAGGGAATTGAGTATTCCATGTCCCAGCTTCTGGATATAGTCCATAACCTATAGCGTCCGCTCTACCTGAAAACCAGTCCATAGGTGGCCATGAATAATATTCTTTTTCAAGACCATGGGAAACTTCTCTCTCAAATTTATCAGCAAAATCGCCCCAAACGGAATGTCCTAGCCATATTTTTACTGATTTTATAGTTGACAACGGAAATGCTGCCGCACCTGCTTCGTCAAACCAACCAGCAGTATTTCCTTCAATATCACGATAAACATAAACTCTGTCCCTTGGCTCGCTATATATGGAATCCCACATAATATGACCAAAAAATCTATCATCATTTGTATCAACAATATCGATAATTGCAATTGCTGGGACTTTTGGGTCAGCAGCTGCGGATATTGCTGTTTCTGGTTTGAAAACAGAAAAGTCATATAAAGACCACTCAAAAAATGTAGGAGCGGAATAAGCGCCACTCAAAGACCCAATTAAAGTCTCTTTGCTAAAACCTATTTTGTCTAATCCGCCTGTTGTTCCGATATCCCAAACAGGTAAATACCCATATAAAGCTGGTGTTGGTAACGCGGGAGGTGGTTGTTCAACATGAATTGTCCCATCTAAAACGTCATTGCCAATCCAAGCTCCAGTAGCATCCCTATTATACCAATAGCCTTCGTAAGTAAACATGGCTACACGGTGCGGCGCTGGTGTCAAAGCTGCTGGCGCAATATCCCATGTTCCACCTGCAGCAGTTGTTCTTAAAGGCTGCATATATTGATCAACATAATAATGTTCATCAACGCCACCTGGGTCAATAGGGGTCCATACGGCTGCTTCTGTTGGTTTAAAATTTTCTACAACTGGCTGCGGGAAAACACCAGTCCAATCCCAATGAGGCATCATCCATTGAATCCACCATTTCTCGTCTATAGATACTCCGGGCTTTAAGTTACCCCAATAATAACCAACATTATTTCCTTCCTCTTGGCCACTGTATAATTCTGGCCAAGTTGTGCTAAGGAAATAATCTCTATCATAAGGTAAATCAACAATCCTATCATTTGTGTCTAAAACCTTTAAAATAATGTCAAAACAAACATGTATTGGTCTAAGGAATTCAATCATTGATAGAACACGAAGAATATCCTCTGAAGTTATAGTTTCCGCTTCCTCTAGAAAAGCATCTAATTCTAATCTACAAAAAATAGAATTACCTAACCCTGGGTATGTTTCTAAATCAGCTTGTAACCAAGGAAGACGTAAATCACGTCCAACTTGTGTTGGTTGACCGGCTGCAGGATTCCCAGCGGCTGTCCAATAGTTAACATCGTTTCTACGATATCTTTTAAAAACCCTTAGTTGTTCATATTGTTGCTCAGTTACCTCGGACACAAAAGGAAATCTATAATTACTTCTTACTTTTGACGGCATAATAATAAAATTGCCTGGGCTTTTTTGTATTATAGATAAGACTAACGAAACAGTTTGAAGTTTTGATCCAACAACTGTTTGTCTTGGAATTAATTGTGCTGATGTTTCAACAGTAACGTCATCAAGGAAAAAATATATTTCACTTGTTGAGGTTAATCCAAAAGTTTGTGTTACGCTTGTCTCGCCATCAACTTTAGAACCATTGTAAGGGACTCTGGCCTTCCCTTTGCTTACTAATATGTTTAAAGCGTTATTATATGATATAGTTGGGTATACATCATTTAAGACCCACCCAAGAGATAAATTTGTCTTAACAATTTTTAAACGGCTATCAGATCCATAAATTCTTGAAGATATTTCTATAGCAACTCCGACAACCCTAACATCAACGGGGATACCTTGTTCGGCAGCGGAAAGTTGTAATGCTTGTTCTAATTGCTGCGCTGTTACTTTACGTGGACCATCAGAATAAAAATCATTATATCTTGAAAAGTTTATTTCCCAAATAGCCCAACCATCAACTTCTATTTTAAGAAGATTGTTTGGGTTGAAATTATTAAAAATATTAAGATTTCCTGGGGTTCCACTACCAGCCCCAAAAGACCCAGTAACATCACCACCGGGAATAGCTAAATCTAAAATACCATCACGATATTGGAGGACATAATTTTTTGTTGTTAATATTCTAATAACTCTACCAACATAAATATTATTAACATAAACATCCTCATTCAACGATAAGGCCGGGACACAAGGGTTAAGTAAAGTCATTTCCCCTTTGTCCGGGGAAATATCCCAGGGACCAAGTAATGTCGTAATCATCGAAGCTGGTTCTAATACATTACCCGAAACATCTTTTACTTCAAAATCAAATCCCTCTTTAAGGTCAATGTTCCACCAAGCTTTATCCGTAACCCGTTCATCTGAGTCATCCTCATTAACATAAAACCATTGGAATTGGTCAAAAAAGTCAATTCTTGTATCTTTTTCTAAATGTGTTTCATAATACGCTTCAATATCAGACGCATCAGGAATTATAACAATTAATGGATAGCCTGATTCTTCATCGGATGTTCTTTCCCATACAGTGGATAAAAATCCAAGGAATCTAAACATGACATCAAAACTCGTAGGCGTCCCTTTTCGTCTATAAATATTTACAATATTACGAATTAAATCTCGCTTCGCCTCATCATCAATTGGTCCGACCTCTGCAAGATCATAACCAACAGTAGCAGCAATATTTTGTAAATACCTAATATCAATTTTATCAACATCTAGGGAATCAACAAGCCTTCCCATTTCACGTTCCATAACGTCTAAAGCCCACGCAATACCGTCAAAAAACAAACTTAATCGTTTATTTTTCTTAATTAAATCAGCATCAAAAGTTGACATAGCCCTATCAACAAGGTTATTGCCTATTGCTACTGGTATAAATGCTTCAAATGGTCTGACTGATGTTTGAGTTTTTGAACGCATAAGATAAAAGTCTTCATAGACATCATACTCTGTAGGGATATCCCCCACAACTTGTTGCCCTATTTCAAATCCTAAAGCATCCTCGGCATTACCACCGTCAATATAAATACGTGTACCAGCGGCTACTTTTGGGTTGAATTCGGGTGTTTCAGTATTAAGAACTAATTGAGATTGTAATGCATTACCTTCAACTCTAGCTATATAGCTATAATCATTATGGGCAAATGACAATTTAGAATTAATCAAATCTGCAATTTGTTGAAGATTCATATCAATTGCAAATATTACTGTAACCTTGTCAAGATCATCAACTTGAATAACAATATTCTTATTAGATACAGGAACTAAGTCAGATTCACCATAATAAATAGATGATCTCATCTCAACATGACGAGCCAAAAAATCAGTATCATTAGTGTCAGTATTGAATTTTTCACGACGAAGGAGTTGTGGCTTTAACCAATAACAATCCTCAGAAAATCTTTCTGTTACTTGTCCATTCACAACTGTTTCATGAATATTTTCTACTGGACCCACATAATATGTTGGATTTATTGCTTCAGTTATATAAGCGTCATAATCATCACTCCAGACAAATCCTACAGCCTTACTATTAGAAAGAACAGGATTAAAAAAATTAGCCATTATTCATCCTTTTCATTCATAATCATTTCAAGCATGATTCTGTCTGGGTCAAGTCGTGCTACTTGGCCAAATTGTGGTGGTGTTGATATAAATGGATCAATATCTTGATCTGGGGTTATAAGGTCTAAATAACCATACGACCCTATTTCTTCTTGAATTAATCTTTCAATACGTGATTTTCTGATAATACGCATAAACCTCAAAGCTCCTGTTTCATTTCCTGCACCATCAATAGCAGCATACTCGCTTAACAAACGGTCTTTAATCCGATCATAAAGGTCTGTTGGGTCTGTTTTTTTACTGTAATAAACTCTGCAACGAATATCCCAATCATTAAAATCAGCACTAAATATATAATGCTCAATAGCGATAAGATTTTTGTCCTCTAAAGTTGTTGCAATCATTTGACTTTGATCAACACTTAATTGCTCGCCGTTTTGAGGTAACGCCCAAAGATAAACAGTATTTTGTGGAACATGTTGTGCAAGCCCACCACTTAATCTACGATCAGTTTGAAAATCTAAAGCATATATTGAGTCAATTTCATTAGGTAATGCTTCCTTTAAGATAGCCTCATAATCTTCTGTTTGGCTTAATCTGTCTGTTGACCTAATTGTCCCAGGTAATCTTTCTTTAACGGTTTCAAGATCTTCCTCTGCATCACCACCGATACCACGTGAATTTGTATTGGCAAATGTTATACCAATCTCATTGCCTGTGTCATCTTGAAGGAAAAAGCTTTTATTTAAAGCCCCAACAGTAACATTTGTTTCCTTACCACCACCACTGCGATAATCAATATATACGTACCAACCACGAGCTGGGACCTGTCCAAAACGGTCAATAGCAAAATGTAATAAAACCTCATTATTTTGAAGAACTTGACGTTTATAAACTGTTTGGTCTAATGGAGTTACTAGGGAAGGAACCTCTAGAATCCTTGAGGCAACAATTTCATCATCAGAAATTAATGATGGGGGTTTTGGATGTACTGAAACAAATACGCTTCCTTCAACTACAGGGGATCTCGAAATGCGATATGTCTGGCGAGTCGAACCAGTTGATTGAAACACATCTTGATAACTTGTCCCTTGATAGAATATTAAATCTGTTTGTCTGACTGCGGCTGGCAAAACAACCCTTGTATAATAATCATTTTCTTCGCTCATTAACTCAAAATTATATAATCTTCCATCTAACCCAGGAATATCTACTGAGAAAAGACGGGGTAATGTTATAGTCGATGTTGGAACAGATTTTCCAATAGCTGAAACACTAACTTGAGATGATTTAGGCAATTTTGGTTGTTGCCCAAATAAATTAACTAATTTAAGTAAATTTTCTCTTAACTGGACTGATGGCAACCAAACTTCTCCAACAAGGTCTTCTCCTCTTTGCCCAATTAATTTACCTGCATAACCCATAGCGTCAATAAAAACCAAAGCTGCTGATGATTGAAGATAATCATCTTGAATACCTTGATCCTCATATCGGGCACGAACGTAATCCGTTATTTCATCCCGTAATGGTCCATAATCTAACGCAGTATAATCCGGAGTCCACAATGTATTATATTGGGGCTGAACTGTTGTATTTAAGTTAGGGTCACTCATAGCTGAAATTCCTCTTGGAGAACGAATTTTGTTTGTGTATCAGTTTCAATTAATTGCAAATGTACTGTTATCCTATGTTCCTCAACATTTATGTCATAATTAACAGATAATATATTTAATCTTGGTTCTTGTCTGTTTATAGCGTCCCGAACCGTAAAATCGGTAGTCCTTCTGAGATAGAAATCATTAGGTTCGAAAATCATTCGACGCATCAAGCACCCAATTTCTGGTTGGTGTGGACGTTCCATAGGTGTTGTTTGTAAAATCCTATGAACAGACTCAGCATAAGTATCAAAACGAGTTTTTATCTGAGCAAAGCTATCTGTAGTCCCTGATTCTGGAAATTGATTCCAAAACATAAAAGCTATTCCTGTTGTTCCATATCCACTCATTTATTTATCTTCCTTATAAAACATTCTTGGGAAAATCTTTTTAGGTTTTGAGCCACCATCAACATCTTGACTATGACGACTCCCAATATTTTTTATTCTAGTATCAATGTCGGTTGCAAGATCACTTTGTAAATTACGTTGAACCATATAAGCTTCACCAGCCTCGATAAGTAATTCCTGTGAGTCCTCCTGTAACTTCTTACCCCAAGCATCGACAATTTCATTAGCTGAAGGACGGTCAGCAGGACCATCTTCTCCTGGTAATGGTGCTCTTGGTGCCCAATCAAATAGCATATCAAGTAATTGTTGCCCACCATAATTACGAGCTGCAACTAAAACAGCACCAGTAACGTAAGGCAAGTTTGTTAATTCTGGCGGCGCTTTAACGTCATTCATACGTTTAATAAACCCTTCAGTCCCAGCAGCTTCATCAATTGCTAGAAAATAGAACCCAGTATTACCAATATCAAACAATCTTAAAATACTATCAATATATTCCTGAATTGATTTTATAACTGCTTCCCAATACTCAATCCGTCTTTGTTGTCTGTCAATCCAATTAATTAATGGTTGAAAAAGGCTAGGTGGTATTGGAATTGAATCAATAAGTGCTTGGAAGAGTTGGTCTAATGGGTCAACAATATTAAACCATCTTTTCAAATTTAGTGTTTGCCATGATAAGCCTTTAGGCATATCGCGTGTATCTACTTCATCATTAACTAAAACGGTATGGGTTAGGCGTTCGGTTAATCCCGAGTATCCTGAATCACTTATTAAGACACCATCAGGGGACGCCCCATCAACTGTAGTAAAAATGTTATCTACACTTTGATTCATAGTATTATAAACATTAGGGGAATACCCATATATGTCAAAAACATGCTCCCCAATATTTAAGAAATGAGGTTCAAAGCTTCTAAAATAAGGTTTATCGTCAGGTGGTAAAATCATTGATGCTTTTTGAGTTTTAGTATTCCAAACTATAACTCCATACCCTTGTGGTTTATAACCTCTCCAAAACATTCTACCAATAAATTCTTTGTTTTGAGATTTTAAAGAGTCTTTAAGTTTTTGAGCAGTTGACTTACCTTTAAATTCTTCTTGAGCACCATCCCCAATAAACTCCCAAACGCTAAAGCCTTGACCATTAGTTGCAAATGCTGCAAGTCGAGCAAGGATCATATCATCAATTTGGGTAGGTGATAACTCAGTTGGGGATGTAATGGTTAATTGGGATAAAGGCGGGTCTCTCTCTAAAACATAAGTTGTTAATCTACTAAATGTAGAAACATCAACCGCTAATCCTGATATAGTTCCACCACCAGCTGGCGCTCCTCCAAATATAGGCGAAACTGTTTTATCAACTTCAGAACAAATTTCAAGAGCGGAAACATCCTCAGTTAATTCAACCGATGAAAATTTAACAGTAGCCTTGGGGCCAACACGACTCATACGATCAAAATATCCTGACCAATCCCCGGATATAGACGAAACATCACCCACAGCTGCTAATCTATGATTATAAAATATCCTAAATGGTTCCTCGTCGGTTGCCCCTATGGGCATTTGAACATTAACGTCTATTTGTGCGGTATCAAACAAGGAGCCAAGCCCATCATTTTGAAAACTTATTACTCCACCACCACCACCATAAGTAAATGGTAATCTTAAAGTCTTATCAACGTCCGATGGTGCTATTCCATTATCAAAAGCAAATTCATATTTTGTTGCTTCTGTCATATCTACTGAGCACCTTGTTGATTGTTGAAAATCATCGCCATATATATAAGATGCGGTTGTTCCGCCAACAGTTACTACCTCGTCCTGTAACTTAAATCTAACAACATAAATTGTGAATTGGGCGAGCTTTGCACCGGATGTTGCATCTATAACAGTATATATGTAAGCATTAGTGTTTGCAGCAGTATACCAATTTGACCCATTAAATTTGCGAATAGTATTTGTTTGTGTATTTATATACCAATTTCCGTCAACTGCGGATGTTGTTTCCCCATCGTTTGCAGCAAAAATATCTAAAACGCTTCCTGCTGATAATGTATCGGGGAAATCTGTTGGGTCAACAGATGATGATAATTCGAGAGGTGCGGACATACCAGAGAATTTAGTTGCTTCATCTGCTGGGCACTCCCCTAAAAATATCCCTAGATCAATACCAGAGTCAGGGTCTTTTTTAGAATTATTATAAGCAAATCCAGACCCAACTTGTCTCTGTACATAAAGATGTCCAGGACCGTTTAGCATATGAATTGTAGTGCTATAATCATAATAATTAGCTCTCCAATTACCTAATTGTCCTACAAAATTACCATCACGAACAATTTTTCCTTCATCTTCGGAGCCTGAAATACCACCCCAAAAGAAAGCAGCAAGATTCATATCTGTATTGCCACCAGGTTCTGATACCTCGTAATTAATTGTTTCAACATAAGTTGAATCATCTATATCATTAGTTAATGATATTCCGTGAATTATTGCGTCAGTACCTAATGCCTCGTCCTCTAAGAATTGCCTTGCGCTATCTAAAGCTGCTGGCGTTGCTACCCCTGTTGACTCGGCTTCTGCTAATGCTGGGTAAATCAAACTGCTAATCCAACTAGCAAATTTATACCCAAAATTACCTTGTGGATACGCTAATTGCATAAAGAATATAACAATTCTTATAAATATAAAAACATCATTAAAACCAAAACACATAACAACGCCAGAGACGCCCATTTGTGTACTAAATACTGGTCTTAATTTATCATTTTTATTTTCAAAAGCTTTGTTTACATCTTTAATAAATTGTTCATATCCGACACCACGTTTTGATGGACTTTGAACGGTTTTGTATGTGAATTTTCCTTGCTTTGTAAGATCAGGTACTGGAACAATTTGTCCAGGATCAAAACGTTTGGGTGTAAGATCCGCTGCCTGACCCGCGTATGGATCAAGAAGCATAATTCTAATTGCCCGTTCCCAATCGTATTCAAGGAAATGAGGCAAAAAGTAAAAACCTATCCCAAGCATATCATTTAACCATTGGATAAAAGCGTCTTTAATAGCTTGTAAAAGTTCTATTTCTGCTTTAATAGCTAGAGCAATTAGACTGTCTACTAATTGTAAAAGAATTTTAACTGTTTCCATTAAAGCTATAATTATTTCCATAACCTCAATTAAGGCTTGGAAAGAATCCCACACTGTTTGACGTACGTCTTCCACACCGTCAATAAATTCTCGGTATAATCTAGAATCTTTAAGAGTCCCTGATACCCATTGCGATGGAGATTCCTCTTGATCACCATCCCATCCAGATGATGGAGAATTCGGATTTTCGCCCGAATCTATTGGGGGAGGGTCAGTCTGTCCTAGTGGGTTATTTCTATCAGCCAT